GGAACCCCACTGCTTCAAGTTCTCCAACTTATTCTCGTTGTTATACGTGAGCGGTCTGTACGACTTGGGCAGCTGACAGCTCGGTCCAATTTTGTTTGTAAATTCCTTGCGTGTGTACATGATGACATCAAAGCCCATTTCCCGTGCCACCCCCGTCCTGTACGGCTGGCTGACCGTCATGAAGTAGCGCTCGAGCTCATCCTTTAGCCACCATCTGCATTCTATCTGTGTAGTTGGAAAATTAGAATTGCATATGTAACCCTTTCCGTTCCGGATAACACAGGCCCACACGTGCGGCATCAACTCCGACTCGCGAGAAGGAGAGACGTACACTATAGCGCCCGTGAGATCGTACCCTCTTTTTTCTAGCACCAAGTCCCTCATTTTAAAAGTGTGACCACCACCGCTATACATGAGGATAGGGGCCGTCCAGCTATTGTTCTTGAACTTGTACCGCCATCTTTCATCATTCAACATCCTAAAATCACGCCCGACCCTGAACCCCAAGTGTCCGAGGAGGGCCGGGAGTTCCCACGACGGGAAGCCACCACCCGTGCCCTTGGATTCTTTTGTAGAGCTGGCGCGCCACTTGACGTTCTTCGTCAGGTATGCGTTCAAGCCCGACTTGGGAATGAGCCGCCCTGGACCTCCCACGGCACAGATGTACTGGTTCAGAAATTTCCAGAAATAAATAGCGCTCGTCTTCTTGACGGCACCCTTGTACGGGCACGGCGCGTTGATATTTGAATTGAAATAGGCCCGTTGTCTGTTAGACAACGTGGGCAAGGTCTCCTGAAGCTTCTGCCATAGGATCTTTAGGCCGTTATCAGACGTGAGAAATATGTTCAAAGATGAAAAGAACCAACACGTGGTCCCCGTCTGGCCCACGCCCACGTTCATTACTCTATACAGATAAAGTTATTAGAGAACATCAGCCTCCTTCTTATCGTCACGGATCTCCACAAAGACCGGCAGGAACAGCGACTTTTGACCCGTCTTCTTGTCCTCGATGAGCGCATTGTACTTGACGGACACGATCTGGCCGATGAAAATCGAAGGGTCGCACGAACGCTCCTCGTCATCGAGGCCCGTGCCCACCGCCGACTTCACGACGCCATCCACCGACTCGACCATCAGCGAGCCAATTTTGCCCTTGTACTTGCCCGTCCCCGGCACGACCCCCGTGACGCGCAGGTCCGCCTCGAGCTCCGCCTTCATCTTGACCTGGTGCTTGACCCGCTTGTCTTCCCACGGACCCCGGGGATCCTTGAGGACCAGACCCTCCTCACCCTCGGCCAACTTCTGCTGGTAGAGCTCCTGCGCCTCCTCCATAGAGCGCACGGTGGACGTGTGCGCAGGGTTGACGTGCCCGTGGCTCTCGGTGCCGAGCAGCTTCAAGCGCTCTTCGTAGGCCATGAGGCACTGTCCCGTGCGGAAAAAGTCGAGAGGGATGAGGTCCCACACGACCGCACGGATCTGCGTCGCAAGCTCTGGGGTGCCAGTGCCCTTCTGGAACTTGGTCAGGAGGCCGTTGCCCGTCTTGCGGTCCATGAGGCGGCCATCCACCCCCGTCATGAGCAGCTCGCCATCAAGCACGCAGTCTAGCAGCCCCGCCCAGTACCGCACGTCATCGTCGAGGGCCCCAAAGAGGTGGAGCTCCTTGCCCGCACGTGTGCGATACGACACCTGACCCTTTTCACAGATGGCGTTGAAGCGCATACCGTCCATCTTGGTCTGGGCCAAGCACGGGAACTTGATTTTTGTTTTTTCGTTCAAAGGGCTGACCAGCATGCATGGGTACGAGAGCTTGAGGTCGGGCCAGATCTTCTCGACCGTCGCGTCGCTCACGCCGCACTTGAGGTTGCGGCCGATGACGCGCCGAAGCACCTCCTGGTCGTCCTTGGAGAGCACGCCGAGGAGCCACGCCACGTGGTCACGGGCGTCGTGGCCGCGCAGCATACGCGAGCACAGCTTGGTCTCGAGCTCACGGAAAGCACACTCGAGCGACTTGCGCTGCCCCCCGGACGCGTCGGGCTCGGGCACCTTTTTAATATAGAAATTTACGAGCGGGTCAAGAGCCAGGCGGAAAGCAGACTTGAGAACGGGGTCGTCGGCGTGTTCGCCGAGGATATCCTCCTTCTCAAGACGGCTGGTAGTGGCCTCGAGGCGCTTGAGTATCTGGAGAGCCATGTTTGTGTTTGGGTGAGGGGTCCATGACCGCCGTGACCCCTTTGGACACACAACATGTTTTCATATGAGCTCCCTCTGACTAAGGTACTCGCGGATGGTCCTAGGATTTTCCCGAAAAACTTGTTCATAGACCTCCTTGAAGTTCGTCCCGGTTGCGAGCAGTGCCAAGTTGTAAACTCCAAATATCAAAAAATTTTTAAAAAAATTAAATTTAGTTTTCCGGAGGAGGATGACCGGCACGACATGGGTCGCCACTATGAAAATGCCGATCGGTCGGAAAAGTGTACCCCCGGCCAACACGAAAAATATACTCCCTACGAGGGTCGCCACACACGACGCCAAGGGTGAGAAGGGCAAGAGACCCACGAGCCATAGGACCGCCAGGGCCGTCGACCAATAACTATAGATCTTCCACACGGGCACCATCTACTAGAGACTCGGAAATTTTCCATCTAGAGACTCTGCCCGTCTTCACTCCAGATGGAAGAGTTTTTGAAAAACATTTCTAAAAAAATTTTTGAAAAGTTGGGACCGGGGTACAGTGAGCGCGTCTACCACAACGCCTTTGAGGTGGAGCTCCGTCTGGCCGGTATCCAGTACGAGACTGAAAAAATTCTTCCCGTGATTTACGAAGGCCACACGATCGGCAACCTACGGGCCGACCTGATCGTGGATGGCCGGACAATCGTCGAACTCAAGTCGGTCCCACGCCTCAAGGATGAGTTCAGGAACCAGGTGCGTAATTATGGACGTCTCACGGGCCTCGAGTCGGGCTACCTCGTGAACTTCCCGTGCGTCGCCGGCGAGGCCGAGGTCGAGTGCGTTCTAATTTCTCAGCCCCAAGTATGAAGGAAGACGAGTGGCACGATAAAGAAGAAGCCTTCCTCCGAAAGCTCGAAGAGCAGTGCAACTATATGCAAAAGCACTATTCGAAAGAGTTTACATACTACAACGGACTATCATCACGTTTCAACATCCCTATACTGGTCATTTCATCCATCAACGCCCTGACGGCTATTTCACTCGGTCAGTTTGTCGAACAAAATATGGTGAGCATTCTCAACGCCGTTCTGTCTGCTGGAACGGGCGTTCTAGGCTCGATTCAGCTGTACATGAAATTGAACGAAAAAATGACAAAGGCTCTCAACTCATCAATCCACGTGAAGCGGATCGCTCTCAAAATCTCCAAGGAGCTCAGCATCGACAGGGCCCAGCGCGTCACGGAGGGCGTCGCGTTCCTGAACGAGTGCTTCACAGAGTTCAACTCGACCATAGAAGCTGGAAATCCCCTTGAAAAAGGTCTAGAGAACTTTTTGGCCCTGAAGCCCCCTAGCCGCCTGCCAAAACCAGGATCGCTCGCGAGCATCGCCGCGTCCCTCATGACGCCCAGAGCGTCCGTCGAGGGCGGGAGCCCGCGGACGTTTGAAATTGCGCGGCCCCGCCCCGGAACCCTATGGGGCCGCCTGCGTCACGACGCCCTAGATCACCCGTCGATCGAGAGTTCGACTCCACCCAATGAGGAGGTCTAGTGGCCTCCGCGCAATCTCAGAACTAAATGGAGAGTCGATTCTTTTTGCACATTGTAGTCTGCGAGCGTCCGGTCATCCTCCAACTGCTTGCCTGCAAAAATCAGACGCTGCTGATCTGGAGGGATTCCCTCCTTGTCGGAAATTTTAGCCTTTACCGCCGCGATTGAATCAGCTGATTCAACCTCGAGGGTGATCGTCTTGCCGGTCAGGGTCTTCACGAAGATTTGCATTTATTAGTCTTGCGAGATTTTTCTCTAATACATAAAAAAATTGTCGTGGATCGTGGGAATAGCGCATTTTGTGTAGCGCCTGGATATCGCACCGAGCTCAGAGTTCACGTGGTCTCGAAGCCGCGAAAACTCCTCAGTTACAATCTCGGGATTCTTGTGCGTCAGGAACGATTGCATGAGGTCTATGGTCACGGTCTGATACATCTCGAGAACCTGCCGGATATCCGTCTTCTTCTGTCGAGCCTTTTCGCGTTGCTGCAATTTCTTTTTGAATATCTCTTCCGTGAAATCGCCAATCATAAACTTGATGCGGATGTCCCGGTTGTCCTCTATGGCATTGGTAGTGTATCTAGCTAGAACTATGTGCTGAATATGGCCGTACATGCGGTGAATAGTAGCGATGTTGGGAGAAGTCGTTATACGGGAAATCGCCACCCATGAAGGCAGCCCGCCGCACGGCGCGTCTCCGGGCTCGCGCGCCAGAGTACCACGGGCCCGCATATAATCATAATAGTGTGGATTGTGTATGTGGCGCGTCTCTATGGTTCCGCGGCGCCAGCTGAATGCAGTATGACACTGCGTACACCACATCAGGTCACAGCCGTCAATTTTGAAGATGAGCGCCGCACACTTGGGACAAGGGCGCGAGTCCTTCTCGAGCATCCGAGCCGTCGCCACGTTGTTGGCGTCGCACGTGTGCGGGGCGTCCTTGTCGCGGCCCTTGACCTCGTGACAGTCGGGACAGGCCCAGTTCTCACACAGGCCGCACTTCCAGGCCGAGCTGAGGAAGCCCTTGCAGTTGGAGTGGGGACACGCGCGGACAAACTGACGGCGCTCGGCGACGAGCTGAGGACGGAACCACGCGTCGCGACAAAACGTCCAGTGTTTCATATCAAGTTCAATATAGCGCATCTTCTTTTCAATGTCGTTGCAGCGCTTACTGCGCTCGATCATCGCCTCGAACTCGGTCGGGACGCCCATCTCCGCAGCCAGGATCGCGAGTGGTTGCATGGAGCACTTGGTGTGCTGCGCGCTCAACTCGCGAAACTGCTCGCGACCCTTTTCACATAGTGACTCGTAGTACCGCCGCTTCTTTTCAGCCTCAACATGGACCTGGGTGGCGGGCATGAGGCTGCGCTCGCGTTCGAAAAGCAGCTCCTCGCGCCGCGCCTTGAGCGTCTTTGTGACGAATTTAACAGGCATGACGTTACAGAGCGTTTCGCGATTCCACCCCTTGCGGCAGGCCATGCAATGCGGGTCGTCGGGCGAGTCGAGCATATATTTCTCGACGCAGCTCGTGCATACATTGAATGGACAGTGCGGACATGGCACCTTCTTATGATTTGATAAGTTGAACGCGTCGCAACACACGTCGCAACTCATTCTTATTTTACTTGGGCGCCTTTTCTTTTTCCGGCTTTGCGGCCGCTGACTTTTTGGGCGCAGCAAGGCGAGGTCTGCGCTTGTGCGGGGGCGTGTATGAACTCGGGTCGGGCACCACCTCGGGAGGTTCGGGCCAGGGCGCGTCGTCGTCTTCTAGGTCGGCCCATCGAGGTGCGGACATTTATAGTCTAAGGCATCTTCTTCTTAACAGCCTTGATGACCTTCTTTGGCTTGGACGACGCCGAACCCGGCCAGCGCCGCTCAATTTCCGCCTGAAGCTCGTCAGCGTGAGAGGTGAACCACGCCCTCTGCGCACGCACGCGCTCTACGGCCGCCTCCGAGTAACCCACCCGGCGATACTCTTCCAGAGGCGCGGCCGACCCCCACTTGGCGAACATGGCCACCACTGCATCGATGTCAACACCCTCCGAACGCGCCGGTGCTGCTGAACGGGTCACGGTTGGGTGCGCCTCGAACCACGCCACGGACTTGGCGATGTAGGCCTCGCGGTCCTCGGGGAGCATGGTGCGGGCAATGAGTTCATACTCGAGCGAAGGGGTCCACTCGGTCACGCGACGCACAATCGGCGGGGTGGCAAGCAGGAGTCGCGCGCGGTCCTCGGGGTGCAGCCGCCGCGGCTCGTTGTAGCAGCCGCGGTGAGTGCGAAGGGAGGGACGGATGTACTGGGCCATGTGTCTTTTTGGTTTGTTGGGTTTTTTGGACAAGGGCCAGACGCGTGCTGTTCACAAAACCTGTTTTTCGTTACACTCACTCAGCATCAAACTCGCTCTCCGCATCGCTCTCCACCACGGGCTTCTGCCATCCCAGCGACTCGGGGTCCTCGTCCTCGCTATCCTCCAAGGCGGGAGGGGGCGCCTCCACCGCCTCCTCAAACTCCTGCTCTTCGGAAAGCGCAGTACCGTGCGTCTGGCACAGGTCGCAGTCGACGTTCTTGGTGCCGTCGAGCTCGTGCTCGTGCACGGGCTCCACCTTGACAGTCGCCTTCTTGGGAGCGGGCTTGACCGGCTTGGGGATGTCCTGCTTAGGGGCCTCCGACTGCTGCTTGAGGTGGCGCTTGCAGTAGCACTCACCCTTCAGAGGGCTGAAGCTGCACTGACCCTTCTTGGCAGTGAGAGCCTGGCACCGCTCACCCTCGGGCTTGCCCTCAACGGTCACCTTGGCCACCCGGACCTTCTTCTGCTTGGGCACCTTGATGGCCGACTCCGCCGCCACCAGGTACTTGGCTTCGAGCTCCTCGAAGGCAATCTTGTAGTCGGCGCTGACCTGCAGGAGGAACACGCGGTCACGCTCGCGGGCCAGGGCGTCGCAGGCAAGGGCAAAGGAAGAGGCGGCCATCTTTGTTTTGGTTGGTGAAGGTGTGGAGAGCCGGTAGGGTCCTGTGCACAAGACTCGCTTTTTGGGCGAGGCCGAGACTCTTTGTGTTTTGGTGAAAGACCCTTCCCGGCCCGGGGCCTCACGCCCGCAGAACCAAATTTTTCACGATGGCCTCGACCGTGGCCGCCTCAATCTTCGACCCACTCAAATTTTTATTTCTAATTTTGTTCAAAAGATTTTGAGTCTTGGCGGACAGACGGACGAGTCGGGGGTCGTAATTCTTTGCGTGGTTTGAGATGACACGACTCAGTTGATTCGCCCGGGCAACATTCTTCTGGCCTTTTTCGGGGTTACCGGTCAGTGGGTTGCGCTGGGCCACCTGTGACTTGTGCAGGAAAGAGCCAGCCAGGATTCCAAGCGCGTCCATAAGTTGATACTTTGCTTGCTCTATGGGGACGCCGGTCGTGAATGAGAACCGCTTGCTTAGCCACTCTCGCGAGACGCCCGGGTAGAGCGAAAGGGCCGAGTCGGCCACGCTGATGAGCTTCCCGCCAATCTTGAGCTGCCACGTGTACACGAGGTGCGTCCGCCGCCCTGTAGCTGGCACCTGTACCGGCGCGTGGAGAACGCGGCGCATGGGCTTGAACCGCACCTCGACGTTGGCGCCCTTGTAATTTTTGTTTATAAACTTTGCAAAACCATCCATGTGTCGTTGCATGACGAGCTTCATAGCCGCACCCTTGCGCCGCAGGACAGCCAGTGTCGTTATTGGTTTGTTCACTGCAAAACTGAAATCAAAATCACTCGTCTGCCGAATGAGGCGGACCCGTGCGGCCCTGGTCCTCTGCCGCAGGTACAGGTTCACAGCCTGACCACCCGTGCAAAAAATGACGAATTCTCGGTGAGGCTTGATCAGGTACTTTTCACGCTTGCTATACTCCATGAATAGGCGAGCGAGCGTCTGTGGGAAGCTGAGCGTCCGGAGGGATAAGACAGGCATGCGACCCTCGGCCCGCTCGATCTTCTGGTACGCGTTCGTGAGCATAATTTCAGAAGAAAAATAGCCAGAGTGAAACACCGACCACTTGCCCTCTGCATAGTAGCCGTCGTAGCCACGGACCCTCAAAAAATCTTGAGAAAAATAAGTTCCAAGTTTTTTGTTGAGCGCCTTCCATGACGCGCGCTGCCCGGCCGTCGAGTTGTTCACACCCCGTGGAATGCTACCCACCTTGAGCGTCCGGAGCCGCCGGACCTGCTCCCCCGCGCTGATCCCCGTGCCGAACGCCGTCTCGAGCCGCCACTTGAGCGTCTTGGATAGTCCGGGCATCGCAAGAACCTTCTTTATATTCTCGTGATTCATCTCAAAAAGTCTCAAGAGCTTCTTGACACGGAAGGCGCATACGTTCCCGTACTTGCGTGCGTGGGCCTGGTCGTCTGTCAGGTAAAAGCTCCTAATGTCCTTGAGTAGGCTTGTGCATGGGACTGGGAGACCCTTGTACAGGATCGTCCCGGGCGCGATCCGAATCTCTGTAAACTCTGGATCCGCCATTAAATTCTAGACAGAAATTAAATGGCCGCCAGATTTGTCGGTACGCTCATGAACTCCCGGACACAGGCGCACGCCTTCCATCTAACGACCCCTTCCTTCGCCGAGCACAAGGCGCTTCAGGCGTACTATGAGGGCATCGTCCCCCTTCTCGATTCGTGGGCCGAGGCGTACATGGGCAAGTACGGCCGCCTCCGCTCAGTCAATGTCAACAAGCGCTTTATGAAAGACCCGCGCAAGGCCAAGGAGTATTTCCGGTCCTTGCTCACCCGGGTCCGCGCGATGAGCCGCCTGTCAAAGGATTCTTACCTGCGCAACATCTACGATGAGATTGTGGCTCTTATCCGTTCTACACTGTACATGCTGACCCTAAAGTGAACTGTAGGGGATACCGTTATCATATTTTATGAAATTTTCAAGATTTAGATTTTTATGAAAAATGAAAAGCTGACCAGTCGCGCGCTCGTTGTTGTCCTGCTGGTCCTTGTAAAAGTAGATCCACTCCGGACCGAGAATACCATCGATCCATTCCATGTTATAAGCTTGGCCCGTGTGGGTCCAGTCGTGGCCAAACGGCCTGTTCGGCACCTGAAAGTCATCGATGACTATGATTTCATTCCCGACGGATCGGTCGCGAATTATGGCGAGCTCTTCGCGCAGTGGGTGGCTGTCCCCCCAGTGCGCATCGAGATAATAGAGGGTCGGCCCGTCACCGAGAACCAGATCCTTGAGAAAATCACAGCTCGGTCCGTGAACCGCCCTGATATTTGAAAAATTTTTAAAAGATTCTTCATTTTTTTTGAATGTTGAATAGACCAGTTCAACCGTCTGGACAGCCACGTTAGGAAACGTCTGGGCCACGTCACGGGTCGTGTGACCAAGGAACGTACCGGTCTCGATGAAATTGCGCACACCGGCCTCCTTCATGAGCGCCTCGACGACGCGCTTACTGTACTTGCAACCACTGTACGGAGTCGTATCACAACCAACCATATACACCAGGAGCTCTTCAATCCTTTAGTTTGAAGAGGTCACTCGGCACCTCGTACCATATACTCTGTCTGAATATCAGGTGCCAGACCATTTCGAGGAAGACGGCGTGCTTGGGCACGTCGATATCCATCAAGGCCGCGTAGCACTTTTTGTAAAATTCCACGGGGTTTGCCCGTATAGCCCTCTTTGAAACTATAAACTGGGCCGCCATGGGCATATTTCGCATGAGGGACCCTCGGGGAGGCTTTTTAAATTCAGGCCCCATGTAAATGTCCCACCAGTCTTCACAGTACGTGTCGTATTGAGGCTCATTCATGAAAACGAAATTGTTGTACCAGTTGTTCAGATTGATATAATCGTACTTCAAGTTGGCCCGGCGTATGAGCTCGAGAATAGGCAGGTCGTGCCTATGATGATGCGACGTCTCGTGGCCGTGGATGAAGGCCACGTGGTCAGGCAGGTCATCGTACCGCTCGATTATGAATTTTAGATAGACTGACGCTTCACTACCCTTGTTCGGTATGACGTAGGCCGGCTCGAAGCACGTGGGGTCGGCCCCCTCCTTGTCTATAAGAACAACTGGAAACTCAGAGCTCAGCAGCCAAGTGAGATCCTCTTTCCAGTGGCTCGTGACTATTGTAACGGCCATATAAGTATATTTAAATTAATGTTTAAGTTCTGACGGGAGCAACTCCATGATTTCAGGGGTGTCGATGATGGTCACGGGGCGGCCCATAGACTTGAGAATCAGGGCCGTCTTGACCTTGTGCGACTCCTCGACGATCGGCACGTCGCAGTTGTCCTTGTAGCACATGCCCGTCATGGTAGGTTCGGTCCAGTGCCGCGCCTGCTCAACCGCGTGACGCTCATTGGATTCGTGAGCGGCCACTGGTAGGTAGTCATACGAGCCCGACTCGCGCAGGAATGTGGACAGGGCCCGGTTATCGCGAGGGAAGCAGGGCCCTCCGAACCCCCATCCATACTTGAGACACTTGGAACCTATGCGCGGATCCGAGCCTATGAATTCGAGAGCAGCATCAGCACCGACTCCATGTGTACGCAGTGCGTCACCGATCATGTTTGCAAACGAAATCTTCATCGTGATGAAGCTGTTCAAGGCGAGCTTGGCAACCTCGGCCGCACGCCAAGGCATCACGTGAAGCTTAACTTTACCGAAAATACCATCATAAAAATCTATAATTTCACTCGGTAGAACACCCTGCGTACCCACGAGAACGTCCGTCACACCCCGTAGATTTTGTATAACATTGCCAATCTGCACGAAGAGCGGATTGTAAATGACGTCACTGGCTTGGCGATCGCAGAATCCCGGCTGGACCGTCGATGCGATGATTGTCGCCGCCTGTGGTCCCCCGCGCACACCCGCCAGCGCCGACTCGAGCATTGAGTGGTCGTAACCTGCAAGACATGTAGGGGTGTTTACGAGAATGATGCACACAGACCCGGGTACGATTGTCGAATAGTCAGTTGAATACGTCATGGGATACCGAGATGCGAGCTCGGCCGCCTCCGGCTCGAGCGTTCCGAAAATACCATTTACATACGCATCGATCATCTTAGCATTGACATCTATGCAATGCACCGTGTGACCATGTGATGAAATATAGGCGGCGTAAGCCAGGCCGAGTTTTCCAACACCTACAAATGTCACTGTGACCATTTTTAATTTCAAGCACGCTTTGCTTTAACAAGTGTGTGCCAGCCCAGTTCCTCTTCGAGGGCTCTGAAATTCTCAGGGCTTACGTTTTTCCACGCGTCATCAACCTCGTATTCATATTTAATGTATTTTTGGACGTTCCATTTGAATATATGATCCTTGTGAATATCGGTAATTTCGTACCACGGTGCCAAAAGTTCACGAATTTGGTCAAAGGTGTACGTGTAAGCGATCGGGCACCCCGTCTGGGCCTCCGCAAACTCCCTGATCGTGTCGTCCATAGTCTCCATATACCATCGGTTGTTTTCATGCATGGCCCAAAACAATTTATAAGAAATTTTTGAATATACCATAATTCGAAGTTCTTGACCACGGGATTGGTGCGCGGCGGCACGTTCAATGACGGCACGTGGATTTGGCGTGTGATGGATGACGCCGAATGAGTACACGAGATCAAAATTTTTATTAAATGAAAATTCTTCGGCATTTTGAACCATAATCCGATCTGGTTCGAACCCGTAAATTTCAGCACGCTTCTTGGCCACGTGGACAGATTCCTCTGATAAATCAATAGAGGTGACGTCGGCGCCCGACCGCATGAAGTTTATAGTATCCGTTCCAATTCCAGTTCCAATTTCGAGAACAGATTTGCCCTTCCATATGTCAAACTCGGCGAAACCTGGAATATGGGGTTCGACCATATACTTTCGCTGTTCAACCTGATCAAAATAATCTCGAGTGCCAACTTCCGCCGTTCCGTGACGTATATTACATGGACGATCATTCCAAAATTTCTTGACCGAGTCCATATAATTCATGTACCGACTTGGTTTTATGTGTTAAAGATTTTAAATATAATAAAAATATGAAGATTTCAGCCGTCATAGTGGGTCGCAACGACAACTACGGTCAGACCCTCAATGAACGCGCCACTTACTGCCTCAATACCATGCTCGACGCCTTTGATGAAGTTATTTTTGTAGACTGGAACAGCCAGAATGGTCGTGCCCTCACGGAAGACCTAGAGATCACGATCCGCCCCGAGCGTCTCAAGACCATCGTGGTGCCTCCCGACGCTGTCACGCGTCTCATGGGAGACGCGTGCGACGCAGGTGTCGAGTTCTGCCAAGTTATTCCGCGCAACATCGGCATCCGTCGGGCGACCGGTACATACATCGTCCTGGCGGCCCTCGACATCATCGCCCCGAAGCGCGTGTTCCTCGAGGAGGCCGTACGGGATCTAGGCCCGGGGCAGATGCTCGTCACGAAGAGAAATCACATAGAAATTGATGTGGTCCGTGACGTCTTCAAACAGACCAAGTCGCACACCGCCACACGTGACTACATGTTCGAGCACTACGGAGTTCAGTCGATCAACGTGGCTCGGATGTTCCCGATATTGCGGGTAGACCGGTCGATCATGCAGCGCGTGCCACCCGGTGGCCATTTTAACGCCGCGAGCATCATCGGAGGATGCGGCGACTTCCAGATTGCCCTCAAGTCGACGTGGGAGATGATCCGTGGTTTCGAAGAGGACCAGATCAAAAAGTTTTACATGGATACGGAAGTACAGTACAAGGTGATCATGGCTGGTGGTGTCGTCACTGCGACCAATTTTCCCCCGATTTACCACATCGACCACCCTCGTTACTTTGATGACGATAAATCTTTCTTCAATAAACTGGAACTGTACGAGACCCGCAATTCTGAAAATTGGGGATTCCCACATGAAAAATTTGAAATAAGGACGCGTAGCGCCTAAAAGTCAATGAAGGTCGTCATCAGCCTCACGACCATCCCGAGCCGTTTTGACAAGCTCGGACCGATCCTACAGGGTCTGGCCCTGCAGACGTGTCACGAGATCTGGCTCAACATTCCGCACCGATACACACGCTTCCCCGAGTGGGATGGCGTGGTCCCTGATGATCTCCATAACATCAACCCGAAGATAGTGATCAACCGCGACTGTGAAGACTTTGGACCGGGCACAAAGTTCATCGCCCCGGCTCTCAAGCTGCTGCCCGACGACCTCATCATCTATGTCGACGACGACACGACATACGACCCGCACCTGGCCAAGAACCTCCTCAAGTGGCACCTGACCGACACAAAGTCGGCGTGGGGCCTCTCTGGCTTCAAGTTTGAAGATTACTTCAAGGACCATTTTCTGAGACAGCACGGGGCACCCCTTGACGTCCTCGAGGGGTACGGATCCGTTATCGTCAAGGCGAAATGGGTCCAGGAGGCCCTGCCAGAGTTCAAGGAGCTCCTTGACGTGACGTGGCACGATGACATGCTCCTGTGCAACCTGCTCGAAAAGGCGGGCGTGCCGCGCAAGACTGTGTTCACGCCCGATTGCAACATCAGCCACGTCCGCCAGTTTGGCTACGGCTTTGAGTCGGACGCTCTGCACGTTGTGGCGGGGCCGGGCGGCCACAAAGAAAATAACGCGAAAATTCTGAAAGATCTCGAAGTTAAGGGTAAGCTTTACTATAAGTACACGGTGCCGCCATGCTGATTGACGCCTTCATGTTTTCGGACGAATTGGATCTACTCGAGCTTCGGCTTGAGATGCTCGACGAGTACGTTGATCGTTTCGTACTCGTCGAAGCAGAGGTCAACCACGTGGGCGGGCCCAAGGAGCTCCACTTTCAGGCGAATAAAGAGCGCTTCGCCAAGTGGCTCCCGAAGATTACGCACGTCATAGTGACGGCCGAAGAGGCCCCCAAGGACCCTAACCCGTGGTCCCGTGAAAAGTATCAACGTGAGGCGATCCTCAAGGGCATCGAGGACGCCGCACCCGAGTCCCTCATCATGATTAGTGACGTGGACGAGATCCCGGACATGTCAAAGGTGCCGTTTGAGCGGCTGCCACACATAGTCTGCTCGGTCCACATGTGGATGTTCGAGTACAGCCTCAAGTATCTCTTCACGGGCGAGCCCTGGTTCGGGACCGTCATCACGAATGTAGAGCTCATGAAACGTATGGGCCCCAATTACTTCCGGGACAATCGGTGGAAGTTTCCCGTCTTTCAGTTTGCAGGGTGGCACCTGAGCAGCTTTGGCACACCCATGCGAATCTGGCGCAAGTTCCAGACGTACGCGCACGCCAAGGATGGCCACCACGAGCACCAGACTCCCGAGACGTTCGAAGATTTCATTGCCCGTGGTAAGCACACCGACGGCAAGACGGACCTCATACCGCGTCCGCCAGAGGTTCCACTACCAGGATCTCACGAAGTTCGGACGCGACTTGGTCTCGATTGAGACCCATGAGCCGCCCCTTGGACCATAGTAGCTTCCGTATCTCGTCGACGTCCAACCACCTGAGAAGAGTTTTCTTTTGAAAAATATTGTTCATAGAATTTTGGCCGTCAAGCTTCGCCTGACACACGGGCCAAGTCACGTCCCGCAGTTCCCGCAGTTCACCCTCTAAGTTGTCTAGACGGTGAAGTACGTGCTTTTGGAATTCGTCCATCTTATATTCAATACGAGCCGGTCCTCTAACCCTTGTGAATCATATACATGGCCAGGACCATGAGGGCCACGCCCAGATACTGGATCCATGACGTGAAGCGCTCACCGAGGACTAAGAGAGCGTAGGCCGACCCGAGTACAGCGATCATCCCCTCCCATAGGAACGTCGTCACGAGCATAGATGTCGTGGCGAAACTTTGAATCAAAAAATACATGACGCAGGCGTACCCGACGCACCCGCCAACCAGGTGGCCGTTGTGGCCAGAACCACCCGCAAAGTGCTTGAGATTTGCATTTCCAAAAATCTCAGCCACAGTCATGGCGAGGACGTTGACCAACGTCATCTACCTTTGGAGAGTTTTTTTATTGATACTGAAGTTAAAAACTCCCCTCTCTTTACCGTTAATGCACGCGGCACTCATCACGGGTGTGACGGGCCAGGACGGGAGTTACCTCGCCGAGTTCCTGCTCGAGCGCGGCTATATCGTATACGGCCTGACGCGGTACTGTTCGGAGAAGAAGCACGAGCGCATAGAGCGCCTCAAGACCAATCCGTTCTTTCACGTGGTCGACGGCGACCTGACCGATACGGCCCGGATGATTGCACTCGTCAACTCTTTCGAACAATTTGAGCGCCTAGAGATTTACAATCTAGGTGCCCAGTCGCACGTCAAGGTTTCGTTCGACCAGCCCGAGTACACGGCCAACGTCGACGCTCTCGGGACCCTCCGTATCCTCGAGGCTATTCGTCAGTCTGGTTTTCAGAGAAAGATTCGGTTTTATCAGGCGGGCACTTCTGAAATGTTCGGCAAGGCGCCCGCGCCCCAAAACGAGGAAACGGCCTTCTGGCCCCGTAGCCCGTACGGCGTGTCGAAACTTTTCGGCTACTGGATTACGCGCAACTACCGCGAGTCATACGGCCTCTACGCGTGCTCTGGGATCCTGTTCAACCACGAGTCAGAGAGGCGCGGTGAGGACTTTGTGACACGCAAGACGACCATCGGTCTCGCCAAGTACGTGCGCGCGGTGGCGGCTGGTGACGCGAACCCACCCGTCCTCGAGCTCGGCAACCTCGATGCTCGACGCGATTGGGGCCACGCCCAGGATTACGTAGAGGCGATGTGGCTTATGCTCCAAGAGGCCGAGCCGGCCGACTTTGTGATTGGCACGGGCCAGACCCACACGATCAAGGACTTCATCAAGGCGGCGGCCAAGGCGGCCGGTCTGCGCCTCCTGTGGCGAAGCACGGGCCCTGACGAGGAGGCGTATGATGGGTCCAACGGAAACCTCGTGATTCGTGTAAATCCAGAGTTTTACCGCCCGGCCGAGGTTGACCTCCTGCAGGCCGACCCTACGCGCGCCCGTGATATTCTGAAATGGAGCCCGAAGGTGAGCTTCGAAGATCTGGCTGGGCGCATGATGCTCGCTGACCTAAAGGGTAAAGAGTCTCAGTAATTAATGTGGCTTTTCATAGGACCGACGACCCTCGCCGGTATAGGGCAGGTGACGAAGCGGTACAGCCGTCTCGTGCCCGATGGTGAGTACGTCGAATTTGGCCAAGCCCCTAAACACCAAAAATACACGACTGGTTTCGCCTTTGTTCTGCCGTTGGCCGACCAGCTCGATCTCGTTGACCAGTACGCCAAGTATTGCTCAAAGATGATCTATATGACAATTTGCGAAACCGAGACGGTCCACCCGTCCTATGGCATGTTGGTCGACAGGTATCACACACTTCACGTGGCTTCTGAATTTTGTCAGAGGGTCCTAGAGAAACAATTCCCCTTGGGTGACTGGCGGATCTTGCGGTTGTTCGCCGAGGGACCGTCTGCGCCCCGTGTCAATCTCGTGACGGAACCTTACATCTTCTATACTATCGGGAATGTGGCCGATCCACGGAAGAATATTAACGCTCTGATTCGGGCCGTGGGGAACTTCCCCGGGGCGCGGCTGCTCATCAAGGCGACGTGTACGCGCCCCGTGCAGATCGACCACCCGCAGGTGACGGTCATCAACGGACTTTTGTCCGACGAGCAAATGGAAAACGTGCATGCCAAGGGTCACTGCTACGTGAATTGCTCACACTCCGAAGGGGTTGGTATGGGGGCCGTAGAGGCGGCTCTCCGTAACAAACCGGTCGTGATCACCGACTATGGGGGACTCAAGGAGTACGTGCAGACTCCTTTCGTCGTCGAGTGTAAATTAGGCCCGATAGGTTTTGATGATTTTCTATTTACCAAGGATCTCGTATGGGGCCATCCAGTATACGAGGATCTGGTCAGTAAAATGGCCTCTTGCTACGAGCAGCGCATAGTGTCCTGGGACCACTCTTACACGACCGGGCTCTTGACCACCGTGCCCACCGAGCTGCTGTCCATCCAGTAGTGAGTCAGGTAAATAACGAGGGCCAGGACCAGACTAGAGCTCAGAAGGAACCCATCCTGGGTATTCAGATAAAGGACGACGTCATCCACGGGTCCGAAACCCGTGGGCTTCGTCACTATTTTAGGGACGACGCGGACAAGGATAAAGTTGATGAAAAGGGCTGCCCATATGTAGTTCCAGTCCATGTCTCTATTACACCGCTAGAAGTTTTTAGAGCGCGAGCAGCTGGCGGACCAGGCCGATAACCCCCACGTCTTCTCCACAGACGTGCAGCGACGGGTCGGACCGGCTGTAGAAGAGGGTGGCGGGTGTGCCGTCAGAAAACACTAGCTTCCACTCAGCCTCTATCAAGTCGTTGGGGAGGCCGTTCGGCGGCCCGAGCACCCTGTTCACCACGGAGGGCTTGGCGTTCACAAATCCCTTGAGGCGGGCGTTGGTGAAGCGGCGCGCGTCGGTCACGAGCTGGAAAGGGGGCCGCGGCGGCTCCTTGGGCGCGTGCTTTTTGCAAAAGGAGCCGCAGGTGGCCGCAAAGCCGCATTGGCGGCCCTCGAGAGTCTTGGCTTGGCACTTGGCTCCGACCATCTTGGCGCGGGCCGATGGCTTGCCGCTGGCCTCCATCGCCGCTGTGGGTGGCTTGGGCGGGTCGCTCAGGAACGCCACCTTGGCGCGCTTCTCTTTTTTGAGCAGAGTCTGTGTTCGCTCGCGCACCGCCGCGTCAGCAAAGCGCTCGGGTTCGGGGTGGCCGTCCCGGATAGCGCCCGCGTGGTACTGCTTCCATATTTCAGAGCGGGCCACCGGCTCGAGGACACGGGCAGACTTGACCGCCGAGTGCACGAGGCGCGGTGCCCGGGACTGTGTACTGGCGCGCGCGGCCGCGAGCTCGAGGGCCGTGTGGGTAGGGGTGCGGAGAGCCTTGAGGTCCATGTTTGTATGTGGGTACTTGGGGTGTCGGGGCCGTGAGCCTCGCGTACACAGAACCTCCTTTTTTTCAGGGCCCCTCTCAATGGATCTGGACTTGAAAAGAATTGCCCAGCGTATGAAATTGAATAAAATCGGCGGAACCGTCGTCCATCACTGTGCAGTACTCATGAAGTACTTGGCGGCTCAAAAAATAGAGGCGCGTGTAGTCCATGGGTACTGTATTTCTTCAGGCGAAATTTGCGAACACTTTTGGGTCAAGACCGAGCCAGACGGGCTTGATCTTGATATAGGCTACGAATTGGCCTGTCTTTATTCACCGGAGCTGATGGCCCTCAAGACGGTCCTACTCGAGGACTTTCCCGTCGGCCTCAAAGACCGCGAAGGCCGGGATCCTGAGATTCTCCGCCAAGAAGACAATCAAAGACTTTTTGAGCTTTACGAAACAGACCCCAAGACTTTTTGGCGTGAGGCCCCCGTGACCGTCCGCAACTTTTCAATTCACAAAGGTAATTAGTTCGACGAGTTTCTGTGGCAGGTTGCGCTTGACCTGCCCGTAGAACATTTCAAAGAGCGGATTCGAGTTTTGAATCTCCACACGGTCCAGGAAGGCCTCGTCGTCTGAGCGGATCGTGTACAAGAGACTCACAAGCTGGCTCGTCGTCTGTGTGTTCAGAGACGCGAGCCCAACGCCTTTGAGGTTCAGGATCAGAACCTCTCGCATGTTTTGGGACCGCACCAAGTCCTCTACCTGCGCCACGATGGGCTTCAGGCCCTCGGCAAACTTCTGTGCGTCATCTGGATTGGCCGGCTGACGCTTCAGGTATTCGTTGCCGAGGACCTCGATGAATAGGGTCTTGCCCTCCGGGTAAAACCGAAAGATCTCGGCCATCTTATTACCTAGACGTCGTTTTCTTTTAACCGGAAGCACTCCCAGAGATGGCGGTGATCACGCGCACTTGACAAGGCTGAAAATTGATCGATCGTGTACTCGTCACCCATAGATCGGTTGCACTTGGCGCAGATGGGCCTGAGGTTATTCAGATCGGTCGCACCGCCCTTGGACTCGGGCACGTTATGACCCACCTCAAAATTAAAGGGCGTCATCACGTTTTCACACCACGTGACGAGGCACTTGTGTTTAAAGAGCCGATCCCCGCAAAAGGCCAGCCAGACCTGCTCGCGCAAAGCCGCGGGGATACGCACCTTCATTATTCAAATTAATTCCGGTCATCTTTATATAGAATGAGTGCTCCAAACAAGCCGAGGAACCTCTTGGTCCGTGAGTGGTGGAGCGTTTTCAACGCAGTCGCGCCCCGTTTCTACATACCCGTGAATTCCGGGGCCCGCTACAAGATTGTACCTGGAAAGCCCGATCCGCACGGTGTGTGGCTCGTTCTGAACAACCGCGTGGCCCTTCGCGGCAATAGCATCGCAAACCGTTCGAAAATAATCAGGGGCGTTCCGAAGACGATGTTTCAGGCCTGGCAGAATAAGCAGTTTGACTTGGCCCGTGGCATGATGAAGAACATCACGGGGCTGAACATGAACAAGCGGATTGCCGCCAAACACATGATTCATGAGATTCTCAAGTCGCGCCGGGTCGCGATGAACAACGCCAACTGGAAGGTCCGTGCGGGCCTCAAGGGTCTCAACGCCAACAGCATCGAGAAACATCAAAAGACGATCAACTTTTGGAATTGGGTCGGGCGCCAGGTGAACACCGGTGGGCGCGCGAACGCGCCCCTGAGCAAGTCGCCTGTACGCGTGTCTTCACGTGCTCGGTCGACCGCACGGCGCTCGGTGCCTAATGCATGGAATGCGTAGGCTCTTCCCACTTGTCACCCTTCCTGATATTATCCAATGCCCAAAGAGGCTGTAGATTTGTCCAATGAAAGCACTTCTTTTGCTCTTCTGGGTCTGCGAGGTTGAACGAGGCGCACGGACGCAAGTGGTCTATGTGCCATTCGCCATAGTTTTCCCACGTCATGCCTTCAGTGAACTCTGCCTCTAGGAATGTCTGCAACTGTTCGACTGTGCACCCCAGTAGTTCTAGCGTTTTGGCCGATTTGACACCCTTGTTGCGTTTCACGGCGTCGTAGAGTCTAACATGGAGCGCCATCTTCATGCGGTATTGAGAATCCACGTCACGCCGCCTCTGTAGGTTTTTACGTCGAGCTGCATTTCTTTTTTCATTATTTTTAGCCCAGTCTTCACGTTGTTTCTTATTGTAAGCATCTCTGTCTGAATTTCGTTTGTTTAAATCGCGTGTATTTCTACACGTCTTGCATTCACATGGCTTCTGTTTTCCACGTGAAGAGAATAGAGTATAAACCTTTTTGTCACCGCATGTTGAGCACGTCAAAATTTCGTTCTCCTCTGGAACCCATTGAATCAGTCGACATTCCTTACAGGCCCCTCTTTTTCCTCCTGAACACCTGGGATCGTTTGGGAACTGTTCGAGTGGTTTTGAAATTTCACATTTGGAGCACTTCTTCTCCATTGGTAAGAGTGTGAGACAATTTTTTAAGTGGGTGAGTAATCCAATTAAAAAATCGCCCCCGACAGGGTTCGAACCTGTGACTTTGAGGTCCCATGCTGTTATAATAACAGCCTCATACTTTCGGTATATTAACTACCGGCTGAGTTACAGGGGCAAGGGTTCTGACTTACCGGTGTCGATCCGGTTACCAAAGCATCATTGAAGATACTACAGTGCTCTACGCTGCCGTTGCGCCAAAGTCAGAAGAACCTTTTAACGACGTGCTCAGGTCGAGGCAGGTGCCAGTGTACTACGACGGCGGCGGGATATGCCCAGCCCAAGGTTCCAGGGAGGCTCGAACTCCCATTGCAGGATGTGCACCGGGCCGAGAACGAAGATTATCGGGCCTCAGAGTCCTACGTCCCCACGATATACACATGGATGAAATTTTCTGAAATTTTACGCGGCCCTGGTGGGGTTCGAACCCACAGTCTCGGGATGGCACCGGGTAGAAACGAGTTTCCGCCTAGAAGTCCCACGCGATGTCCAATTTCGCCACAGGGTCTGCTCTCGGCGAGGCTTGAACTCGCGGCTTCTGGTACATAAGACCAACACTCTGACCAACTGAGTTACGAGAGCGTGAAGATTTTTTTAGCGTCTCGCAAGGCCCCGCGACACCCAGGGCACTCGCGCTTGTTTAACGTGCGCGACCAACAGGCCCCACACATCACGTGACCACACGGGTCCAGGAACAAGTCAACGGGGCGTTCCATACAAACAAAGCAAATAAATGATGCGTACCTTTCAGCGTGCGTATCCTTCAGCACCTTCTCCATTTCAGTCACTTGGCCCATCAACTCCCTGCAGTGCTGCGTCAGCGTCTCGATGCCCTCCTCCTCCTCGTGCTCCTGTACTACTTTCTCGAGGTTCTCCTTTAAACGTGGATTGGTCATACCATCTATGACGCTGCGCATGTGTAGGATGTCCTCACGCTTGATCGAAAGTTCGGCCGAGGCCATCGCCAGGTCGCGGCGAGCCGTCGCCCACTCGAGTTTGTACTCGCCAATTTCTTTTTCGAAATTTTTCCACTTTTCACCGAGCTCGCACGGTATGGGCTCGAGGGGCTGGACAGGTGGCTGGAGCACACGTTCCAATATCTCCCGTGGGTCCAGGTACGTAAAGTTCATAATAGACCAGATAAAAATCTCCTTAAGTAATAAATGGCTTCGTACCCGAGCATGTTCAACCAGCCCCGTGGTGGCTATATCCAGCCGGCTAGCTTCCACACGTGGATTCTCGCCAAGGCTATCTACGTCTGTGCGGCCGTGCTGCTCATGATTACGGGCATCCAGGACTTTCTGGACCCGGGCCGGCGCCAGATCCCGGCCGTGAACATCAAGGCGATCACCGCCATCGTCATCGGCTTTTTCATGTTGTACCTGTTCTTCACCGTGCTGAACACGCCCAAGTACAATCGGTTCTAGGCTATTTATTTTGTCGAGCCATAATAAATGCCCGAGCTGTCTGCAACTGCACTGTTCGGGTTTGTTCTGACGGTCTTGTACTTTGCGCTCGGTACTGCGACCGTCTACCAGGCCAACAACCCCCTGTCCACCTCCAAGTCGGGTGCCGCACCCCCCAAGGACGTCCCGAACATTGTTTTCGGTTCTCTTTTCCTAGCCCTTTCCACCGCCCTCGCCGTCATGACGTTCCGCGCCATCTTCATGACCCCATAAAGGAGAGGCCCTATTGACATATAAATGAAGCACCTCATCGGACACCTGGGGGGCCTGAAAATCACCACCGTGGCCCAGCTCGAGGCCTGTATGGACCGAGTCGCCAACGAGTGCAGGTTCTCGGTCGTAGGGCGATCGTTCCACCAGTTCGTGCCCTTCGGCGCGACCGGAGTTCTCGTTCTGTCCGAGAGTCACTTTTCAGCACACACGTACCCCGAGCACGGGACCGTGTATGTTGATGTTTTTTGCTGTAGCCCGGGTTTCGATACCGAGGAGTGCGCACGGAGCCTGCAAGAAAACTTTGGCGCCAGTACGTTCGAGTACGAAGTCATCATGCGCGGTCAGAAACTCTGAAATTCAGACCCGGATCCACGTCACGCATCCAGTGTGGCACGGAGGACGTGTAGAGCGTCTTAGGGCTGAACGACACGTACGGGCTGACGGTCTTGACGAGCAGCGCGAGCGACAGAAGGATCAAAAGCCAGATGAGCATTTAAAGTCTGTAGAGGTTTTTTGTCTAGGACCAGATGCATTCCGTGTCTGATTTCATAGACTCGGTCAAGGAGTCGCTGACTGACGCGCAATACAAAGAGGGTATGGAGCTCTGCCAGGCTCTTTACAATAAGAAAGAACTAGAGAAGAAGCTCTATAGGATGACGTATCTGGCGCCATATACGTTCGCCTCGGAGCACTGCGCCAACGAAGACTGTGACGACCGGACTCTCCAGATTTCTTTTCGTAAAAAGACATCTCTGATACAGCTCGACGACGCGTGGGCAGCACGGATTCGGGCCAAGAATCTGTTCTGCGGGGATGATGAAGAAATGGCCGAGTTTATAGACGTGGATGTCCTTTTGGCGTTTCCTATAGAGTCTGTGGATCTGGGGATGGGGCTTGAGTGGTTTGAGTTTCCGGTTCTTGATCTGGAGTTGGTGACGGACCCGTAAACTTTCGAGGTCTTATATTCGTCTGTATTGGCACATCCGGAAACTCATGTGCACATGCGCTGATCTTCTTGCATTGCTCGATGAATGTCCGCGGATCGAAACACCCCTTCATAAAATTACACGTCCAGCAGCACGCCACGGTGTTTTCTGTTGTGTAATGTCCCTGTTGATTCAGGCGATCAATACCGTTCAGTCGGACCGCCAGGTCCAAGTGACCACAGTAGACGCATTGACTCGTCAACATTTTCCCAGCCTCTTCATCCGTCAGGTGCCATTCAATGCCTTTGGATATGGCCACACGCTTGATACCACTTAGACGGTCATGAATATTGAGTCGTTTCCACAGACTCAGGCGCTCTTTCGTTTTTTCATTCTTGGACCATTCGCACGTTTGTTCTAGGTCATGATCCGGTGGCGCTGGGTCGGTCTTCTTTTTGTCGGTAGATTTTTTTGAGTAGCCCGCGCCACGGGCCTTTTGAAGCTCCGTGTGGTACTCCTGGCGGTCGGGCCTGGTGTCCGCTTTCTTTCCCTTTTCACGACACTTTGCACAAGTAGATACGGGTTTGCCCCGTGCACCGATAAACTGATCAAGAGTTTGAGGGCCCCGCGTGCAATTCGTACATCTCTTGGTCTCTTCCGTCATTTTGTTACTATAGTGGGTGGTTTCTTTAAGTCAGATCGTCCTCAAAAATCCCCCATATATGGTGGGATTTTTGGGGCCGAGGCCCGCTTTTTATGGTTTTTAGTTTATACCTCCCATACCTTCTACCTATGGGGTGTTTAATTGCTGAACGCCAAACCTCCCATCCCAGATTGTATGCGCAGGATGTTGTAGTTCACCGCGAACAGCTTCTGCAGGGTCGCCTGCGAGCCGTTCTTCAGCGCCACGGACACCTGAGCGTTGTCAATGCGCGAGAAGTTGCAGGTGCCGGTCGGCTGGTGCTCCTCCGGCTGCAGCGCGAAGGAGTACACGTAGATGCCCGGGTAGGGCACGCCGGTGTGGTACACGTACGGCTGGTACTGGTTGAAGTACTTGCCGATCTGCTCCTTGAAGCGGTCCTGGCCGTTCAGGATCAGCTTGAACTGGTTCAGCGGACCCACCTCGTAGCCAGCGGCGCCGGCGGCACGGACACCCTCCTCAACCCAGAACACGTTGGACACGCCGGACACATTGGACACCAGGTGGGGGCAGCCCACCTCGTGGGGCAGCAGGGTCGCGCCGGTGGACGCCAGCGGGCTCACCGTCACGTTCACGTTGGCCGTCGCCGTGGAGAAGTTCCACATGCTGTTCACCACCGTGGCGGTGGCGTTGGCGTAGCACCAGATCAGCTCCTTCACCGGGTGGTTGAAGGACAGGCGGACCAGCTGAGCGGAGTCGTTCACGGTGGCGATCGAGTCGCCGCCGGTGTGCTGGACCTGCTCGATCAGGTACTCGTGGCCCTTCTGGGCGAAGCGGCGGCGCTCCTCAGTGTCCAGGTACACGTAGTTGGCCCAGACCTGGAAGTCGGTCGTGAAGTAGTTGCTGTAGTACGTGGTCAGGTCGAAGTCCAGGCGCACCTCGTGGTACTGCAGGGCAATCAGCGGCAGGTACAGGCCCGGGTTGCGGTTGAAGAAGAAGATCAGGGGCAGGTACACGCGGGGGGTGTTGGTCGTGTTGATGGTGGACACCGGGCTCGACGTCATCTTGCCGTAGTTGATCTTGTCCGACTCGCCGAGGAAGGTCTCGGCGTACAGGCGCCACCAGGTCTGGTAGTGCTTGTCGATGCGCTGGCCACCGATGGTCAGCTCCAGAGCCGCGATGGCGCGCTCGGCGATCCAGCAGGTGTCGGCCGACGAGTTGTCGGACGCCACGTTAGCCGCCGCCGGCAGCAGGGACACGTACATGTTGCCGACCAGGTCGCCGTTGCGGGCGATGGTCACGGACACGCGGCCCGAGGGGGTCGCCGTGCCGTTCACCGTCTGCTGGATGTTCTCCATCGCGAAGTTGGTGTGGCGCTTGTACACCGCCTGGAAGAAGGTAACCTTGGGCTGCCCAGTCAGGTACACATCCTGAGCGCCATAAGCAACGAGCTGCATAAGTCCACCGGCCATTTGTACTATGGCCCGAGAAAAAAATTTGGGACCGATCACTGACGCGCCCTGGGAAAATTTCTCGGACTAGAGTAATTATGAACTCTACTATGATGACCGCGGCCAAGACCAATGCCGCGAACGCCGGCGCCATGGCTGGTGCGGTACAGGATGGAGTCGTGCCCGTGGCCGCTGGCAACAAGGCGGCCAACGCGAGCATGGGCGTGGCGGCGGCCCAGGCCAACGTCGTCGCCGCTCAGAATGTCAACGCCAAGGCTCAGGCGAACGCCGCCAAGGCTAATAATAATGCGGCCCGGGCCGCCCTGAACGCCGCCAAGAGCCCCAACGCCACCAACAACAGAGGCGCTGCGGTGGCGGCTGGCAACGCTGCGGTGGCCAACGCTGCGGCGGCTAATACCAACGCCCAGCTGGCTAACGCTTACCGTACCCTCAAGAACGCCATGGTCAGCAAGGGCCTGCCCCTGTAAGCGCCCGCGCCTAAAAACTAAAACAAAACTCTCTGATAATTTCAAATGTCCGCCAAGCCCGATATCGAAGATGTGCCCGAGGATGAGGAGATGGATTTTGACGAGGAGATGGAGATGGATGACGGTGGTGACCTCCTGGACGCCCTGGGCCAGATGTTCACGACCGAGGAGGGCGAGACGGTCGCCAGCGCCATGGTCGGGGTCAAGGTGGCCCTGGAGATGCAGAACAAAATTCTGATTAAGATTCTGAGTGTCCTGAGCAAGCCAACTCCGGTGGGCATCGCCGCGCCCGCTTAAAAATATGTGACGCTAACTTAGAAATGGAGCGCGTGCAGACGATCGACCACGCGACTCCTGAAAAAACAAACGAGATCCGAATGGAACTCCACCATTCGGACATCGTCAATATGAACGCCGAGCGGCTCAACGCCTTTGTGACGAAGCTCGAGGATCATATGTGTCTGAACGTCAAGGGGGACAAGTACGTCCCGTGGGTCAACGGTGCCCAAATCTTCGGCTTTGAAGATGGCCAAATTCAAAATGTAAATATTGATACGATCGGTAACCAGCGGCGGAATTTTGTCACAATTCTGTCTGACGTTTACCATCGTGCCGGGGAGCTCGGCATCCGCGATGATGCAAGCACTGACGTCACTGGTCTGGAGTTTCGGCTCGGCCAGCGCGTCACACGCCTCATCGAGACCGTGGACGACACGTACGAGATGATTTTCCGCTGGGTCCGAACCTATGAGAGAATCAACCACCCCACGTACGTGCCGATCAAGGGTGACATGGAGTCCCAGATTTTCAGGTGCCAGACCATGGGTCTGGGCGACCCCTCCACGGAAAAGGAGGATACCAGCTCGTTCCAGAAGTTTCTGCTGTACCTACTCGACCAGGCCTACAAGCTCAAGATGCGCCGGTACGGTGACCACTGCTGCAAGCAGATTGCGACCGAGGAGGGCCACCTGACAAAGGCGTGGAAGCCCGTCATGGAGATCAAGGACTTTGTCTATTACTACTCGCAAAAGGAGGAGAAGTATGACATGTGGAAGCACATGACCAGTAAGGGTTCTATTGTGACCGACACGATCCGCCACTTGACCAACTGCCGCGATCTGCAGTTTCCTCAGATCAAGAAGAACAGGGCCGTATGGTCCTTTCGCAACGGTATCTTCGTCGGAAAGTTCCTGGATGAAAAGGAGGGCCGGTATGCCACTCGATTCTACGAGTACACGAGCGAAAACTTCAAGCACCTCGACCCGACCATCGTCAGCTCCAAATATTTCGATCAGGACTTTGACGTGGACGCGATCGACACGCGCGACTGGTACGACATCCCCACGCCCCACATGCAGTCCGTCATGAACTACCAGGGATTCAGCAAGGATGTCTGCAAGTGGCTCTACGTCTTCTGCGGCCGCCTGTGCTTCGACCTGAACGACCTGGACTCGTGGCAGGTGATCCCCTTCCTCAAGGGTATCGCTCGTTCGGGCAAGTCTACAATTATTACAAAAATTTGTAAAAAGTTTTACGAAGGTCAGGATGTCCGGACACTCAGCAACAACATCGAGAAGAAGTTTGGCCTCGAGTCCATCTACGATGGTTTCATGTTCATCGCACCAGAGATCAAGGGTGACATGGCCCTCGAGCAGGCTGAGTTCCAGTCTCTCGTCAGCGGTGAGGACATGAGCATCGCCCGCAAGAACAAGACGGCCCAGAGTCTGACCTGGAAGGTGCCGGGAATTCTGGCCGGTAACGAGGTGCCCAACTGGCGCGACAACTCGGGCTCCGTGCTGCGTCGCCTCGTGACCTGGAACTTTGGTCGTCAGGTGGCGGAGGCGGACCCGCACCTAGATGACAAGCTCGATTCCGAGATGGCCATCATTCTGTGCAAGTGCGTGCGCGCGTATCTCGACTACGCCCAGCGCTTCTCGGATCAGGACATCTGGAACGTCCTGCCAAAGTACTTTGTCGAGATCCAGACGCAGGTGGCGATGGTCACGAATACCCTCCAGCACTTTCTGGCCTCGGAGAATGTCGTGTATGGGCCGAACCTGTGCTGCCCACAGAAGATGTTCGTCACGGCATTCAACCAGCACTGCCAAGCGAACAATCTGGGTCGGCCTCGGTTCAACCCCGACTTTTACGCAGGGCCCTTCAGCTCGCGGCAGCTCGAGGTCCGGCCAGGAACCACGTGGCGCGAGACGACCATGGCGACCCAGCCGTTTGTGTACGGGTTGGATCTGGCCCAGGATTTAAATACCGCAATCTAATAATGAACAGGGACGTGGCTGCCCGGAAGATTCAGGCGGCTTGGGCCCGCAAGCGCGCGCCGAAACCCAGCGAGTTCGTAAACAAATTCAACAACTTTGATTACGCACTCACCAAACCGGTCATCACGTCGACGATCATTTCTCTCGACGTGCCTTTTCACGACCTGTCGACAGAGCCCCTTCCCACGGGCGTCAAGGAGCTCCTCGGCTACAGCACGACCGGTCAATTGCCCATCGTCCGCAAGCTCCAGAACCGCGCCGGCGGGCCTCTCGGTGAGGCCAACCTCGACAAGGTGAAGCGATGGGCCTTCTCCGTGGAGTTTAAAAATCCCGCGTCGACCGCCTACGTCAGCCATGTTGAAAACGGCAAGATGCAGATTAGCAGCACGGGACCATACGAGCGCGTGATCCGTCTGCTCGAAAAGACGTACTACCCGGGCATTATCAAAGTCCCGATAAAGATTGTAAAGATTGACACGCGTCTGTACGTCAGCCGCAAGTTCAATCTTGATGAGCTCGTGTCGGAGATTGTCCGACGTGTACCCAACTCGAAGATCCCCAAGGTGCAATACGAGCCCGAGCTCATGCCCGGCGCATACATCAAGTGGTCTGATCCCCGCGCCAGCCTCATTATTTACACGAATGGTGTGATTTTGACTCAGGGGCTCAAGAGCCTCGAGGAAGTGGGTGCCACCTCCGAAATTCTACAACAGATGTTCAGCAAGTACCTCGTGGACAAGTTCAAGGTGTTCAAGTACGGTAGGAATTTTGGAGGGGGGCGCGACTACAATCGCGCGCCGAACCTCCCCAAGCCCGCGCGCAAGAACCTCGCCAAGAAGCGGGCCCAGGGTGCGGAGCGCTACTCACAGGCGATGGGTTGGAACAACGATCGTGAGGGGTTTTACGTCCGGCCCGGTGCGAACGGCAAGCCGCGCTTCTACCCCATGGTGGCGAATCTCAAGCTCGTCAGACCCAAGGTGGTCAGGGCGTATGCCGATGCAGGCGTGCCGATTCCGCAAAGGGTCCGCAACCTCTTCGCCATCACGGGCACCGAGGCGCCTCCGCCCAAGACGGAGGGGCGGCGCGCGCCCAATTGGACCTCCACCAAGGAGGGCTACTACGTCAAGCCTGGTCCCGGGGGTCGCCCTTACTTTTACCAGATGCCCAAGGGTATCGCCGCGTCTCGCAAGACGGTCGCGGCGGCGTATAAAAAGGCGGGTGTGGCCATTCCCAACTCGGTCCGGAACCTGTTCAGCATCCCCAGGACGCCCAACAGCGCCGCAGGTCCGGCCAACGACCCCACGGGCAACTGGAAAAAGCCTACACACTGGATGAATTACAACGCCAAGGGGACGGTTCGTATAAACGGCAGACAGTACGATCGGTACACGCGCCCAGAACTCGTTCAGATTGCGCGTAATATTGGAATTGCGGAAGTGAGCGAGCGCCAGTCTCTTGCAAAAATCGCCGAGCTCATTTCTAAATTTCTCAAGCCCTATACGAACGCCCCAAATACCGAAATCAACGGCGTCCCGGTGACCCTGATGGCGAACGGTCGCGTGAAGCGCGGGGCGCGCATTCGTCAGTGGGTCACGCTCAAGCCGGACGAACAGGCGGCGATCGCCAGGGGCATGCTCAACTCCTTCAAACTGGAAGAGTATGAAAAAGTGAATCGCGGTGCCAAGTTCAACTACCTTATGGGAGCCAAGCGTCAGATGCAGGAAGAGGCGCGTAACGAGGCCGTGGCTGGCCGGGCCAACGAGCCAGCGACGTCCGCCCGGTCCGTGAATTCAAACAATTCCAACTTCGCCAAGAATCTCGAATACACGCTGATGGCACAGGAGATACTCGGCAACGCAAACTCGGCCCAGGTCAACAAGTTCGTGGCGGTGATAAAGAACCTGCCCAAGGGTGCACGCGGGCGCCCGCTCAAGCCCACGATCGAAAAGGCTGCCCGGAATTTCAAGCGGGCCCAGGGCATGAACGCGCAGCTGTCAAATGTGCGCAGGGCCTACGCCGAGGCGGTCCGGGTACCGAACTGGCTCCCTTCGAACATGCACACCGCCTACAAGACCCACCTCGTGCGTCTCGGTACGACCCCCAACGCCAAGGGGGTCCTGCCTACGAAGGATGCGGTCCGACGTGGTATGCAAGCCTGGCTGAACGCGAGCCTGCCACAGGGGGGGCGCGCTGCATTCGAGCGCGAAAATCTCAATACAGGCCTCGTGATGCGCGTGCCTGCGTGGAACCCTGCCAACCGTGGCAGCCCCAATATCCCCAACATCGGCACGAAGCGCCTGGGCCCTGAACGCAAGAAGCGCGCCGCGCCAGCCGTGCGCACCAACGCCCCGGCGGTTGGCCCGATCAAACAGGCCAAGAAAGATCCGCGCGAGAACAAGAACTACCCCGTGCCGAGAACCGCCAATGCGGAGAATCTGGTGAACGCCATAGCCAACCTTGGCCTGAACATAGGCGCCTCCAATCGCTACTCGTGGTCCTACCTCGCCAACAAGGGTCTTAACGACCGATTCTACCAAAACTGGATGAATTACACCGCGTCGCCAAACAAGCCTCTGAACGTCAGCGGCGCCAAAGCCCAACTGAACAGCTTAAAGACGGCCAAGGCGCGTCAGGAGTGGCTGGCCGCTCGCAGGTCGGCGTTTGGTGCTGCAAACTACCGGAACCTCGTGGCGTACCGCACGTCCCTGAACCAGAAGAACAAGAATCGTCGCGCAGCGGCTCGGGCCGAGCGCTAGACGCACTTTAGAATATCGAAAATTTTGTAGAGGATTGCGAAAAGCTTGTTGGCGTCGCCAATATCACGCGGGTTGATAATCTCCAACTCGACGTGCCACGTGGTGTCCTCGTCCGAGTCGGGGTCATCCGGGTCACCCTTGATCTGCGAAAGATCTATCGAAAGGTTCTTGCGGACAAATGACCAGCGGCGCTTCTCCTTGACGCTCGCCATCTCCTCGTCATCCTGCTCGTAGGGCACCTCAGTCGAAATCCCAAGACGCACGTCAAACGGGCTGTCGTCCAGGCCAAAGTCCGTGACGGCCACGCGCGTCTTGGTCACCGCAACCGACTCGTCAGTGGCTTCATCCACGGTGATTCGCTTGTTTCCAGAACCGTAATAGACCGAGTACGTCTTTTGACTCCGAGACTCCCAGCCCTGATAGGTGTCCAGAGCCGTGAGGATCTTCTGAAAAGCCTCACGGCCGACGTTCGTGTCAAACTTGGTGGGCGTCTTGCGGCCAAGTCGAATTTCAATCTCGACGTGATCGGAAGAGGCGTGCCGACGAATGAGGGGCTCCCAGGCTTCGTAGAGGCGGCGCGCGGTTTCCATGTTAAAGTTTAAGAGCGGCTCTGTTTTAAGGCGCGATGAAGGGCTTGCCGAATCTCGGCAATACCTGCTATTTCAACACGGCCGTGCAGTGCCTAGCGCACGTGCCCCTCTTGGCAAGGTCCGACTACAAGGGACCTTGTGATGTGACGCGAGAGTTTAGCAAGTTGGTCAGACAGATATGGTCTGGTGTCCCTGATCCTCGGCCCTTGCACCGTGCCTTCACGACACGTTTTCCACACTTTGCCGGTACAGGTCAACACGATGCCCAAGAGGTTATCCTCAACTTGATTGATATTTTTGAAAAAACTTTAAAAATAAGAATTTTCACTGGACGGGAGGAGCAGGAGACCGTCTACCCCGGTGGAAGGTCGACCCGAACCGATGACTTTGTGTCCGTGATGTTCCCGACGACCGGTGAGTCGGGTGAGGTTACGCTTGAAGAGCTTTTGACCCGCCGCGCCAAACACACAGCCCTTCCCGGCTACACGGACGACAGGGGTCGGACTCACCACGTGGCGGCAGTGTGCCAACGCGTCACAGAGTGGCCCGTCGTGGTCAGCTTTACGTTCGGGGTCTACGGGCCCAGGTCGACCGTGATCCTGCCTGAAATATTCGAAGGGCGCCGTCTGTTCGCGGTCGTGCTGCACGCAGGGATGATGCACGGGGGACACTATGCGGTCGCGGTGCGAAATGGGGACAAGTGGATGATAAAGGACGATGAATCTATTCATGAATTAAAAGCGCCCCCGCTCAGAGGGCAGTTCTACATGGCTATGTACAGACAGCAAACTCGGCCAACTGAATATTCTCTCGGATGTTCACCAAGGTTCGAAAGTAAGTCCGACGATTATTTGGATACGTCTTATCGGTCCGGATCTTCTCCACTTCCCATCCCAGATCGCCGTATCCACACTCGAGGATCGAGCCGTCCGGGTATGGTGACCCTTGCCCCCTGTGAAGCTCCGCCTCCTTGTACTCGGTCCCGCGATCCTGCACGAAGAGCTCCCGGCCGTTCCGAACTAAAAAGTCTATGGTTATACGATCGCGGGGCTTCCATTTGAAGAGCGTCTCATGCGTTCCCATGCGGATGGGGTCTGGTACGGGTGTGAACACCAGACCATCCGTGACCCATGGAAACGAGTCGAGGGGCGGCACCCCGGACGCAAAGTCCCTGAGCGGGATCATCGTTTTGATTCGAATATCAAACGGATCTTTTGTCGATCGCACAACGCTCTTGAGCAGGCCGCGCGCCGCCTCGAGCCGAGCCGTGAGGGGCTGCCGCCGCACATCCACACCCTTAACGACGACCGAGTCGTACACGAGAAACACGGGTTTTCCGCCCGTCTTGAGCTCCACGAGCTCGCCATCGAGTATGGTCCCCCGTGGGATCATGGTACTGACCGGCGTCATGGCGAACGCACGGTTCACGAGTACGGTGACGCGGCGGCCCTCGTGCTCGCAACTCACGAGCATATGTCGCACACCATCAGTCTTTTCACAGACGAGATATTCTCTTTTTTTAAACTCTACAAAGTGCCGTCGCTCTATTGAGACGGGCTGCGGTCCTGGGAATCGGTCAGCATCTACCGATTCCCACGACTGTTGTATATAGGCCTTTACAGCCTGTTGCATATTTATTAGGGGCCAGGTGTCTCTAAGTCCGGGACCGCGGATCACGACTCGGTCTCTCTAGGGCCTCAGCTCCACACCGGACGTCTCGAGGATATTTCCGACGCACTCGTGTACAAAGTGACAGATGACTGTTGCAGATGTTACTGCACCCACCTTGATGCCAAGCCCCTGCAGTGTGCAAAACATAGTTTCATCGAGAGGGAGCTTTACTGGGATTTTGTCCCCGCGCAGTTTTTTGTCGACTGGTTTGGCGTCCATAGCCCACACACGTGCGGTGGTGCTCTTGACCTCGTAAAGAGACTCGGCCAATTTCTTGCCCACTTCGGTGTCAAACTCGAGGCCGCGCTGGCAGGCCCCCTCGGTGGACCCCTCCTTCGTCTTTTTCGCAAATCGGTCCCAATTGATCCCCTCCAGGACGGCCGGGAATACCAGGACCTGCATACCCTTATCGAACGGATCGATCGCCTTGTGGATCGACTTGTCGTCAAGGTTCGTCCCGTACTCGAGCCAGATGATGCGCTCACCCGACTTGATGAGCTTCGGAAGACCGGCCCGATCATTCACGAAAGAAATGTCCAGGTGCTTCCCTTTCATCATACAGATCATATGGATATTCATCATAGTGTGCAGTGTCGTCGCGCTAATAGACTTGTTTCGCGTGACGGCACATATGTGAATCACGGACATTATAAATAAAATGTCGGAACCTTTTAACTATGAAATCATTGGCGCTCCTCACACTCGAGGCGGTCGTTGTCGGTGCTCTCCTTGTTCTTATTTTTATGATTGTGAGCCGGTTCATGGGCCCCGTGCCCGCCGTGTTTGTGAGCGGGGCCGCGTTCCACCTCGCGTGCGAGGCGACGGGCGTGAACGCGTGGTACGCGCGCAACTACTTCAGCCGCTCGTCCATCACTCCGTGAAACCGGATGTTCCCTACGTGACCTAGGGTCGTCGTGACGTCGGCGAAAATCTTTCCGTCCATCTGCTGCCAGCGGCGGCAAAATGCGTAATCCTCGGACAAGTAGCGGCGGCTCACCGGATCGATCATACAGTCGAAGCATGCATGATACGTCTCTAGATCGCGATTCTGGTGGTCGTTCTGACACATGAGCTCGGGGTACTTGGCCTCCATCTGCTCGAAAACATGGCGCTTGATGAGCATGAAGCCTGTCGGCCCGTCCAGCACCTCGGTGAATCCGTTGAGCACGGGAGTATTCGCGTACTTGAAATTCATCACGAGACTCGATCCAATCTTGTTCGGGTCGCGGGTCGGGTCACCGGCCTTGTAAGCCGCGTCCACCTGGTCCCACATGATGCACTTTTTAGGATAGCACGCAACCGCAATCTCGTGGCCAGAGTCGATCAGACGCATGACCGACTCGGGATCAAAGTGAATATCGGCATCCACAAACAGAAAGTGGGTCGCCTTGGTCTTTTGCATGAAACGGGCGACCGCGAGGTTGCGGGCGCGGTGAACGAGGGATTCGTTCTCGGTCGTGTCGAGCATCATCTGTATACCACGCTGCGCGCACAGACGCTGGAGACGGAGCATGGACTCCGCGTAGGCCGCGAGACAAACGCCCCCATAGCATGGCGTGCTGACAAAGAGTACGACGGGCTGGCTCATTATAAGACATTAGGTCAAGGCTTTTAAGTCCTTACTTACTATCGCCTCCAACTTGGTCAGAGTAGGAACTGAAACGTCACAAATCTTGCACAGGTCCGCCTTTGTTATCCCACCACGCTCCTTGAGTATCGTCCATATCACGGCGCAGGCGACCGCCTTGGGCGTGCGGCCCTGCAGGCCCGCCGAATCCTCGAGCTTTTTACACAAAGTCACGGTGCGCATCTTGAGGCGGCCCCTCTCCGCTTCGGGAACGCACGTCAGGTCGTTCCAAAAGCGGGGGATCAAATCGGCGGGCGTCGTCACGGCCACGCGCGCCTCGGGCACCTGAACCAGGAAAATCTCGGTCGTACGGGCCATGTCACGTACGGGAATCTCGAACGCCGCGGCAATCTCTTGTGTCGTACGGGCCACGTTGAAATCCCGGCAAGCCTGGAAGATGCAGTTCGCCTTGACGCCGACTCGAATCGCGCCACGTGTAAGGGTTTGCTCACTGAAATACTTGTACTTGATTTTTGCGGCGTACATGACATTGTCGGGGAGCTTGAGAATCTGTTTACCTACACGGTCCATCTCCGCGTAGGAGTGAAAGAGGCTACGATCCTTGTGATTCATAGACGTGTGGAAGTTTATTCTCGCGAGGCGCTTTAGGCTCGAGCTTGCAGAGGCACGGACCGTCATGATTGTGCCTGTATTCCACGCGGCGCTAAAATGGTCCAGGTTCGAGGGGGCGCCGACGCGCGAAGGATCGCACGAGACACCGTCTTCTCCAGGACCCCCGCGCCATTCGGGTTCGTCCGACACATACGAGTAATCGGCCCGTCCACACTCACGACACGTGGGCAGGCCATCTTCGTTGAGAAGCCTCAGGCCTCCGCACACGCACTCCCAGTCGGCGCGATCAGGCGTGCACTTCTCGAGTGGGGCGCGCAGCTGATCGAACGCCTCCCAGACCTGCTCCAGTGCGACAGTCATGGTTTTGGTCTTTTGGGCAGGACCGCGTTAGGGTCCTGTACAAAAAACATGATTTCTTAGTAATGGACATGCTTATTACTGCTGTTGCTATTGCTCTTCTTTGTGTCGCGGCCTGGATGCTCTACAAGCGCTTCAGTCTCCGGTTCAAGGCCCAGCCCGAAGACCCCGTGGAGGAGGACTATGAGGAGGAGGTTCAGGAGGCCACGGCCGACCAGGAGCCTATTGTTCGGCCGTCGACCCCCGAGCCCAAGAAGGAGGCTTGATGACCTCGTCGACGAGACCGTACCGTAGGCACTGATCGGCATCCAGATACAGATCCTTTTTTAAAATTTTATTCAACTTGCGGATGGGTATGGTCGTCTCAGCCTCATACACGGCCTGCATCCGCTCCATATCTTTTGTAAAATTCTGCATATGATCTTTGAGTTCCTCAAACTTCCCCCAGACTCCATCCGCGCTAATCTGATGAATTAGCACGTATGAATTCTCGAGCATACGACGATTCCTGCCGGCCAAAAGAAGCAAGGTGGCGGCCGACGCACACACGCCGTCGGCGACCGTCGTCACGCGCGCCTTGAGGTTGCGGATATGGTCCATGGCGCTGAAGCCACAGTGTAGGTCACCCCCGTCACTCTTGATGTATAGGGTCACGGCTGGATCTTCGTCAATGTCTAGATCTATGTAAGTCTTGCGGAGAGTCTTGACGAGCGTCCGTAGCTTCGTCACGAGCTCGAGGACGCTATCCTCATGGACCTCGCAGTGAAAGAAAACCTCGTTACCACAGACCTTCACAAACGAGCTCTCCTCTTCAGTGGCCATCTTAGAGTTTCAAAGGCGGGTTTTTTTATATGCATAAGGTAGAATATGCGAAAAGCAGGAGCCCTCGCCAAGGGGCTTAAAAAGCCCCCAATAAGGGGGGCACCGAAGGCGGCACCGAAGGCGGCACCGAAGGCGGCACCGAAGGCGACGAAGAAAAGAGGGGGCACCGACTCTAGATCCCCCGGTTCTCCGGGCGGAGCCGCAGCGGGTGAAGCGTCGAGGCCTGAACCGTCGGGTTTTTCTCCAGGTGGCGGCGTTGCTGGTGAAGCGTCGGGGCCTGAACCGTCGGGTTTTTCTCCAGGTGGAGGCGTTGCTGGTGCACCGTGTAAACCTGAATCGGGCACGAAGATTAACATTCAGATTTCCGGTGCTGATATGGCCGCGTCGTCCGGTGTGTTTTCGGATACGGTCGGCGGCGAGCCTCAAGAGGAGGCGGGAGGAGGTGGCCTCCTCGGGGGATTGATGGGTGGCGGGAATGAGAAGCCTGTGGCCAAGGCTCCCGCGAAGAAGGCGCCCGCGAAGAAGGCGCCCGCGAAGAAAGCTCCCGCGAAGAAGGCTCCCGCGAAGAAAGCTCCCGCGCGCAAGGGTAAGTTTACCCTCGAGGGTGCGCGGGTCACTACAGGTGACGACGTCGCGTGGTCCCTCGTGGGTTTCATACTCGTGGCGCTTCTGATCCTGATTTAATTTTTTTATACACCCAGTATTAGGTACGATGTCGCTCGGCGACAGCGTGTTTTTCGCGAGTCAGAGTGAAGAATACAAGATCAAGATCAAGATGCCAAAGTTGCCAAAACCAAAGGTCATGTCGCCCAAGGATTTTGGCAAGGCTCTCTACAAGTTTAGCGGCGTCGAGGGACTTGTGACGAGCGGCAAGGCCATCTCAAAGTGCAAGCCTAGAGACTCCAAGTGCATAGCCAAGAATCTCGGCGAACTTGCACTGTCCGCGTCTGGTTTCATCCCGGGTGTGGGTGGTGCGGCGCGCGCCGCCTCCATCGCAAGGACGGCGGCCATCACGGGTGTCCGAGCGGCCGCGACCACAGCCAAAGTGGCCAAGACGGCGGCGGGTGCAGCCAAAGCGAGTAAAGCGGCGGTGGCCGTTTCCAAGGCGGGCAAAGCAGCGGTGGGCGCTGCCAAATCGGGCGCTAAGATGGCGGGCGAGGCGGCGATGAGTGCAGGTGGTGCGGCGGCGGATTTCGCCGGAGACAACGCAGGGGCCCTTGCGGGTGGCGCTGCTCTTTTGGGCGCGGGTGCGCTTGGCGCCGCTGCTCTCAGTCGTGCAGGAGCCGCCGGAGCCGAGGGTGCTCAACCGCTAGACGCCGCGCCTATGTCAGGGGATTTTCTTCAACCCGGAGCGCCCGGTGGGTACGGGGGCGCTCCCGGTGGGTACGGGGGCGCGCCCGGGGCTCCCGGGGCTCCCGGGTACCCAGGGATGCCGGGCGCGCCAGGAGCGCCGGGTGGCAGTGCGTACGCGCCCGTCACCGTCAACACACCCCCGATCAAAATTAACATTCAGATTTCTGGAAAAGATATGGCTGCGTCATCGGGTGCGTTCGGTGACGAAATCATAGGGAAGCCGCCTGGGCGGACCACATTTGTCGCACCGTCGCAGGAAGAGGAGGAGGAAGAGGCTCCGAGCGGCGGTGGCGCCAAGTCGGCCCTCCTTGGTCTCGCAAAGGGTGCTATTTCAAAGAAAATGGCAGGGGGCGAGTCCTTCACCTTGACTGGCGCCCCAATCGAGCCTTCAGTGAACTGGTTCGCTCTTTTGTTTTTCTCGATGTGTATTCTCATCCTATTCTTTACTTCACGATAGTCGCGTTGTACTCGTTCAAATAGTCAATAGGGAACGTGGTCTGGACCGCGTCCATGGTGACGGGCTTGCCGCCCGTCTTGGCCTGAAACTCGTTGAACACCACGAGGAAATCCTTGAAAAACTCATTGAGTTGTTCAGGTCCCATCTTCGTGATGTCGACCGGCTTGCCCTGGCCAGTCTTGGCGAGCATGAGCATGACGCGCACCCGGTAATCAGCCACATCCTTCTCGGCGTATCCCTCGTTCATACCCCGCATGAAGATCAGGACGTAAAGAACGATCAAGAGGATCAGACCAGAAATCACGTATCCATCCATTTACTTAAATGTGCATATTTTTTTCATAAACGTTACGTCCTGTGGAGTCAGCTCTGGGTAGTCCGCCGCCCGAGCAATCACGAGAGGCACGTCATCTATCGATTTGGATCCTATTTTTTTATAAATTGCTTCCAATTTCTTACGCTTCATGCAGTAGTTTTGGAACTTGGTCCAGAGCGATCCCGGTCTGAGTTTTTTGAGCGTCTTTTTGATGATGGCCGCAGGGCTGAATACCGCCTGCACCACGAAGAACTGCATTTGGTCCCAATCCTGGGTCCTGTATATGTGATCATCTATGATATCAGCCGTGCTCATCATGAGGGCCACGTTGGCAATATCGTCCATCGTGAGGTTGGGGGCGTCCGGGTAATTCTCCTGAACTACGGCCCACGAGTACCCGTGCTCGTGCAAGGTGCCGATGGTCGGCCGGACGCCCCGGACGCCCTTCACAAACAGCACGTCCAGGTCGTGCTTGGGTTCCTGGAAGTTGTCCGGTGCGTCCGAGTTGAACTCGAGCGCCTGAAGCACGAAGCGCACCGACCCGTTGGCCCGCCCGATAAGCTCCCGCACCTTTGCCTGGTCGGCATCTGGTTTTTTTGAAAAAATAATTTTTTCAATTTTTTCAGGAGATGGTCGAGGGTACTCTTGGTTGAGTACGGGAAAGTGCAACTTGACGGGGTTCCGTGCCGTGATGAAGAGCTGAGAGCGTGACGGCGGCCCAGTGAGTTCTCGGAGACCCACGAGATCTTCGACCGACTCAAAGTCATCTATGATTACGGGCCGATCGGCACTACGGACACGCTGCATAAAGTCGATCGTTCCCTGCTTCGATCGTAGTATGTCCTCAGTCAACCATATACCTCTAGCTATCTCGACCAGGTGCGTCTTGCCGATTCCAGGGGGTCCCCAGAAGCACACGGCCCCCGCGGAAGCAATCTCCTGCGCAGAACCGGGCACGCTTTTTTGACTCTTTGTTTTAATGAAGCGATCCATCGCACCTGACGAGTCTGATGACTCTCTTACGAAGCAAGTCTTAAATATGATTCTCGAGAATAACGCATTCATGCCCTACATAATAGGTTGGATGGCCTTCAACGTCATCATCTTGGCCCTCGTGATTTATATCTCAATAAGAATTAGCCTAAGACCATGAGTACTCGGGCCGTGCGAGTCGTGCGCGACACCGACGGTCGGCACAAGTTCAAGGCGATCTTTCCAGAGGGGCGAACCGTCCACTTTGGTGCCAAGGGCTACTCGGATTATACGATTCACAAAGACCCGACCAGGATGAAACGGTACGTGATCCGTCACCGGAGGCGCGAGAAGTGGGGCCGGTCCGGACAGTACACGCCCGGTTTTTGGTCGCGTTGGCTCTTGTGGTCCAGGCCGAGCATGAGGGGAGCCTTGGCCAAGACGCAACGGGTACTCAGACGGCGCATTATTTTCGGGGCCACTAGTAAATGAGCAACGTAGCAGCAGCGGCTCCCAACCTCAATCGCCCGACCAAGATGTTCTTGGCGTTTTCTCTTGCGGCGATGGCCGGCTATGCCGCCGCCGTGGCCCTCGTGCCGAAGAAGGATCGCAAGGGATTCTCGTTTGGTATGGTGGTCACTGGTCTGATTGTGTCCATCATCGCGGTCATGTACAACGGCGTCCTTCTCGGAAAACAGATGGGCGCGGCCCAGTACTTGGCGGCTATGCGCAATAAGATGGGCGCGGCCGCGGTCGCCAAGGTGGGCGGACCGATCACCAATGTGGGGACGACCGCCGCCGTCACCGCCTGATTTTTTCCTGAGGGTACAGTAATAAATGTCGGCCCCCGAGATCCAGACGGCGCCGTCTCTGGGAGAAACAGGTCTCAACGTAAACGCTGCAGCGGTAGTGGTCAATAAGCCCGCCAACGATCCCAAGCCCGCCAACGATCCCAAGCCCGCCAACGCCAACGCCGCCAAGACGGGTCGCCCCCCCGCGGAGTGGCTCAAGATGGCGGCTGTGATCCTCGTCGAGTCAGCATCCGGTTTCAGCACGGGCTTTACGCTGGCCAGAAACAATGTGGCGGGTGTGACTCTGGCCATCATCGCCATGTCGTTCGTGTACGGTATGGAGTTCTGGATCCGGTACAGTGGCGACGGTCCCGGTTGGCTGTTTTTTGGTGGCTTCGTGGCCCTCATCGCTGCGGGTTTGATTCCGTACCTGTCTATGACGCAGAATATTGGTCCGGTGAAGAATAAGGCGCAGAAATCATCGACCGTCTACCTGCCCACCATCGCCGCCTCGTGGTCGGCCACGGCCCTTCTGTTCGGCCTGCTCTGCGCGTACAGGTCAGGCGGCAAGGTCTTCATGTCCGACGCGATCCAGGGTGTGATCCTGTCCCTTCTGTACGCGGGCGCGTCGTCGGCTCTCGGTTACAGCGTCGGGACGCCGGGCGGCGCCAAGTCGGGCAACACCACGCTGTCTTTGATGGCCTGGGGTGCCCTCGTGCTGTTCGACCTGGCGGGTCTGGCGCGCGGTCCGTAAATAAACAATAGAATCTAAAATTCAACAAATGATCATAGGGCTTGTAGGCCGTTCTCGCGTTGGCAAGGACACGGCCGCGAGCTTTTTTGAGGGGACGCATCAGGTGCGTCGTTTGGCTCAGCCCGTAAAGGACGCTTGTAAAGTTCTTTACGGATGGAGTGACCGAGAGGTGGAGAGCGCCGCCAAAGAGGCCCACGACCCCAAGTGGAACCTGACCCCTCGCATGGCGATGGTCCACCTGACGCATGCGATGCGCCAGTGCAACGGCACGAACTTTTTTACAAAAAGATTTTTCGAAACTTGGGATGGGCAGCCGGTGGTGATTCCGGACGTTAGATTTAACGATGACGTGACTGAAATTCACAGACGAGGAGGAATTACTATCAAGATTACACGTGAGGGATGCCCGGATCATTCGTTCGAGTTTCCAATTGATTTCCTAGGAACAACCTACGAGGTTGCAAACGACGGCACGGTCGAAGAACTCAAGGAGAAGATTGTGAGATGTTTAGAGGGGTGCCACAAGACGCCTGTTGCGACAGGGCCGCGCTCAGATGCCTGAACGCGTCGGGGGTCTTGGTCGCGTCGTAGTTCATCGTGCAGCCCGGTGCGATGCCCATGGAGCCCGCCTCGGCAAACGCATCCTGATTGGCACCAAGGTATAGAAACTGCCAACCGTCCTTTTGGCGCTCGAAAATCAGGTCCTTGATGTGAGCCTTGGTGTACTTATTGCTTGCATTTTCCAGACCGTCCGTCAGAATGATGATTGTCGGCGGGGACTCACCGGACCAGGCCTTGATGGTTCGACCGATGGCGTCCAGGAGCGCCGTCGATCCTCGAGGCTTGTATGTCGCTCGGGTCAATGGTTCGATCTCACCGATGGGTCGCTGATTATAAGTAACATTGTACTCGTGATCAAACTGCACGAGGGTCATGGTCCCGCCAAACCCGGCCTGCTCCTTGACGAGCGCGTTGTAGCCCCCGATCGTGTCGTCCCAGCACGGCGCCATGGAGCCTGAGCAGTCGAGGAGGAAGATACGGTCAGCCATTATGGTTTTTTTGATTGTCTCCTTTAGGTGATGTTCCTATCACGTTCACAGACCATGAATTTGCTGCAGGCCGACCAGGACGGGTTCGCGAGCCGTCTAGGGCCCTTGGACCTCATGGCGCGTCACGCCAAGTCGCGTTCGGATTACATTGAAAAAGCAGTAAAAAGTGCCCAGGAATTCACACCCGACGAGAGGGACGCCATCTGGCGTGAGATCCAGCGGGCCGACGAATACCTTGCGGGCACCCGGTATGGTGGCGTCCCGTGGCGGCTCGCCAAGGCGCAGTATGAGGATGGCATGCCACACACCCGAGGCTCCGTCATAGTGGTGCCGGGCGTGGTGGATGCGGCGACCCTTACGCACGAGATGGTCCACGTGGTCCAGAAGACCAGGGGTCCGCGGGTCCCACCTGGTTACAGCCAGTCTAACGCCACATTTCAGAACATTCGGGCCAACCCCGACACTGACGGGCGCGTCTGGTTCAAAGACAACGTGCCGGCCGACGCCTTCTACAAGTCGGCGCGGCCCATGGGCATCTCGGACGTCGTGCAGTACGTCGAACATCCGTTCGAGGCTGAGGCGTACGCCGTCTCAGACGCGTTTCGGCCGAATACGCGCTGGAACGCGTGAGGCGTTGGCGATGCGCCGCCCGTCCATAAAGCGCGCCTTGCGGCCGTATACACGCTGTCCGTACTTGAGGACGACGTAAGAGCCCTTGAGCGTCACGAAAAAGTGCCGCCCTGCACGATTCTGAAATCTCGTCGGCTGGAGCCTCGTCTGCTCCAGGAGCGCCATCCGGCGCGAGGGCCCCTTCTTCATCAAGAGGGCCTCGCGGCGGGTCTGACCACGATGGATCCCCAGGAGCCCGTCGAGTCTCTTCATATAAAAATCTCAGAAAAAACTACCACTTGATGGTCGGTCCTGGAGTCGGCCCGCCCACCGACTCCTATTACGTCCAAAATCTCTCAGTGCTCAGAAATGTGTATCACGAGTGGACCGAGGCTTTGCCCCATGTCACGCCGTACTACGCAGTCAAGTGCAACCCCGATCAAGAGGTCGTTGCTACGTTGGCCCAACTCGGGTCCAATTTTGACTGTGCGAGTCCGACGGAAATTCAACAAGTCATTGACTTGGGGGTGGATCCAGAGCGAATTCTATATGCAAATCCGTGCAAACGTTTTCAGGACGTGCTCTTTGCTAAAAACCATGGAATAATGCGAACCACGTTTGATTCAACGTGCGAGCTCAAAAAGATGGCGCGCGCGGGCTGGAGCCCGGAACTTCTTTTGAGAATTCGAGCCGATGATCCAAAGGCTCGGTGCAACCTCGGCGTCAAGTACGGTGCCGAGGAGCACGATTGGGACATTCTGCTGTTCAGTGCCAGGGCTCTCGGCTTCAACGTCGTGGGCGTTTCTTTCCACGTCGGATCCTTTGCCACAACCCCGGGCGTCTTTTCGCTCGGAGTGAGCAAGGCGGAGCGTGCGATTGAATTGGCACGCGAACACGGCTACGCCCCGTACATTATAGATATTGGGGGAGGGTTCAGCGCCTCCCACGGATTGCCAAAAGAACCAATCAAGACGGACTCTTGTACATTGATCGCCGAACCCGGCCGCTTCTTTGCCGAACGGGTCAGCACGCTCTACACGCCAGTCATAGGCACAAAGGGTCACGGGGTCACGATCGACGAGAGTCTGTATGGCGCTTTTAATTGTATTTTGTTTGATCACGCAGCCCCCCAGCCCAAGGCGGTGCTGCGTGACGGGCTCCACGTCACCACGGAAACGGCGCCCATGACGATCTTCGGCTCTACGTGCGACGGTGGAGACATGATCGCCAAGGAGGCCTTTCTCCCCGTGGATATTCAGGAGGGGGACGTGCTCGTATGGGAAGACATGGGTGCATATACGAGCGCGGCGACGACTCAGTTTAACGGATTTCCATTCAACAATAGAAAAAAGATTTACATAGAGTAGGAAGATGCCCCGCGTCATCTACATGCCTAACTCGGGTGGCCCTTTCGAAAAACCCAAGGACCCCCCGAATATCCCTCTTCTTGTGGGTGGCGCGACTGGAGGCCTGGCCACGGTCGGCGTTGCCATCAGCGCCAAGAACTGGCTATGGGAAAACAAAGGGAAAATACTTTTGTTCATTTTAATCGTGATAGCAATACTAGTTGCTTTATGGAAGGCTTTCACAGGGGATAAGGGGGAAGAGCCCGAAGAAGAGTAATGGAGGCGTTCGAAATCGCATACGATGATGAGACAAAGCAATGGATCAAGCGCCCGTGCGCCAGCCCGAGAGAGGTGGCCGTAGCGCGTCCGCGGCGTTACTGGACCGCGTGCGCTTTGGCCACCCTATTTATCGCCCCGTGGGTATTTTATATTTGCAAGTATTAAATGTCCAACTCGTGGAAACCACGGAACAACAACACGCGTAACCATGGCGGCCAGCGGGTAGGCTACGTGCCGGTCGGCGCCGCGAACGCCAACAACAATATCATAAAGTTCTACACGCGCGTCGTGTTGAAAAACGGCAAGTGGATGCCGGACCCCACCGCCAAGTTTGGAAACTGGGCCAAGACGCGCAACGGCACGAACTTTGTACGCGTGGCGAACCTGTATGGTGGGTACGTCCCCATCAAGACCGTGCACCGGTGGAGCAATATGAACAACGAGCGCCGGCGCCGCAATAAGGGCGCTCAGTACGATCCGGGCCTGGGTTATAATCAGCCTAACCTCAATATCAACTGAGCTCTTTTAAACGTCCCGTCCTCGTTAAAGTCGGGGTGGCGTGAATCTTGTTGACCAAACCCATTGTAAATTTCTATTCTACCACCGCTTCTAAACACATAGCCCCTTTGTTCCCGTGTATCACCTCCACAACCAAATGACCAGCAAACTGCTTCATTAGCACCCTGGTAATAAAACATAGTGAACCGTATACCGCGTTCGAATATAAATTTTACAGACCCAAAAGTTAAAATTCTCTCCGGTAAAACAATGTTCGACGGTGGAAGCTTTCGTGGCAGGAAACCCATAGCACGTCTCGCATCTATGTCTGCGTGGCGTGCTATGCGTTCGATAAGGTTCTCCATGGTCTAACAAGGGCGCGATCTTTTAAACGACCCATCCTCGTTAAAGTCGGGGTGCAGTGAATGTTTCATAACTAACAGCGCGTAGAAACTCACACGGCCATCATCTCGACTAAAAGAATAGCTTCGGCTCGTCATGAAATTATCCGTGCCAAAAACCCATGAAATTTCATTCGGACACACGTACATTTGCGCGTTCCGGAGTTTAATGAACCTCGATACACCCTGATTAAACTCTACGTACTCTTGTGACCTGCAAGGGAGGTCCAGGTCTGGCGCGACGAGCCTGCGTGGCCCAAAACCCATAGCACGTCTCGCATCTATGTCTGCGTGGCGTGCTATGCGTTCGATTATATTTTTCATTATTTATTCAAGGCGCGGTGTGTTTAAGAGTCCTCAAGAATCTTTTGGAGAGCCGGCCACATCGTGAGGGTCTGCCCGGCGAACTCCTTGCGGACCATAGCCTTGGCCGCCTCGCGCATCTTCTTGTCGTCGTGATCGCACATGGCGTCCAGGTAGTTCAGGAGCTCGTCCCCCATGAGTTGATCGGCCGTCGCCTTCAGACGCTCCTCGGCGCTCGGAATGGACTTGCTGACCTCGAGACATTGCTTGTAGAGCTCGTCGTGTTCCTTTGTCATATCGTCTGTGAGTGGGGCGCCCATCTCATTATCGACAGGCTCGACGGCCTCCTTGGGGTCCTCGGTCGTGCAAAACGCACCCTGTTTCGGTGCTTCGGGCATCTTGCGCGTGGGCTTTGGCATGAGGTCATCCGAAAAGGCCATGCGCTCGTGGATGGCCGCCACGTGCGTCTTGGGGACGGGCGGTGCCTCTTCGATCACGGGCTCCTCATCAGTACGATCCGGGCCTGGGCTACAATCAGGCAAACATCGGCAACTAAAGAGATTGGGCGCCAAGTGATTAATGTCGCCCGTCTACCAGCTCTTCACGATCGGCTGGAAGGGTGACGACATCTTCGTCGGGACCTTCTCGACCCTCGACGCGGCCATTGAGCGGGTCGAACAGATGCGCCTGCACCGGCGCACGTGGGTCGAGCTTGACCAGCTCGACGATCCGGTCGACGAGCAGAACATCGTGTGGGAAACTTCGGGCATCATATGAGTTAGAGCCTTTGGACCCTAACAAAACATGGCCACCCTCGTCACCAACGACGGGTGTGAATTCAGCGTCGACCAGGCCTTTGTTGAGGCGTGCTCGACGCTCAAGATGTTTGCAGAGGAGGCGGGCGGTCCCGTCCCCTTGCCAAATGTGGACGCGGCGCTTTTAGAAATAATTATAAAAGGCACGGTCCCCGACTTCGAGGACCCCCGTGAAGTCTTCCCGCTCATGAACGCGCTTGATTTCTTGGGTCACGAGGCCCTACTGGACGAGTGCGCCCGTGCGGTTGCCGAGTCCATCAAGGGGCTTGGGGCCGATGAGATTCGGACCATCTTTGGCCTAGAGAAGCCCGTGCCTAAAGTGTAAATGACAATCTATGTCATCAAGGGTAGCGACGGCTGCAACTTTGTCTACGTCAACACACGTGAAGAGGCTGTCAAGATCTGCACCGATCTACCGGGCCTCTTCACATGGGAGCCTCTCTATCTTTTTAGCGATGAGGATCGTCTTTAAGAATTTTGGGGGCTCGTGGAGTTTATGAAATAAGTGATCGCATTCTTTTATTCAAAAAAGGTTTAACAATGATTACTACGAGTTCTACAATAGGAGAAGGGTTTGTGATTATGATCTTTCTGAGGCGTTCTGAATATTTTGATGATATGAGGTGAGCTAGGCTCGTGGCGACATCAATCTCGAACATGTGTTTGGCAGAAAATCCTTCAGCATCAAAAATCCATATCCAGTCACCCGATATTTGTGAAAGACTGTTGTCGTAGTGGAACAAGATGCCGTCGCGATCCCAATATCTAGTCGCTTCGGCTGGTTTCGTATACATCACGACGGTATCGTCTTCCAAGTTTTCAAGTCGTTTCAGTGAATGACTCGTCGGGTCAAGTGCACACACGGGGCACTCCATTATTTTGTCGCCTACAATATAATGAACGGTATTGTACATCAATCGGTAAACCTAAGTATTTTAGTACAGGCGCTATCAGGGATATATACCACACAGGTCATAAACATACCCGAACCGAAATTACTAGCAGATGTTGTTCGGCTCGAACTTATCGTGACTGCTGTACAATTTACATTCTACGCGGCTCTCATTCGCAATCACTCCATAGAGACGATGGCAGTTGCGCGATATTACGACTGGGCTATCACGACGCCCTTGATGCTCACAAGTCTGTCGTCGTATTTGATTTACAAAAGAGGAGAAATGTCACAGGGTGGAATACTTGACGTTATTAAAAAATATGAATCACAAGTGACACGGATAGTTATATTCAATGCAATCATGCTCCTAGCGGGTTACTTGGGGGAGATTGGGGTTATACCACGTGAATATGCACTGATTATAGGCTCGGTCGCTTTTGTGGCTACATTCCGGATAATATATAAGGAAATGGGCGGGGCCGGAAGTAGTCTTTTCAACATTGTAGCTGTGGTATGGGGCTTGTACGCGGTGGCATATATGTTACCGAATGTCCAGAAGAATGTAATGTATAACGGACTAGACCTTATATCCAAAAACTTTTTTGCAATTATACTCACAAACGAAATAAAAAAATATAATATGATATAATGAAAGAGGTGATCGAAGAAGTGATCGAGACGGCTGATCAGGTGATCGAGACGGTCGAGACGGTCTCAGTCGAAGTAAAAAAGGCGCATGGTATTCTGTCAAGACTGCTCGCGTGTTTTAGAGGTGAGGATCGTGTGTAAATTAATGGATGTAAAAACGAAATGGGACATGGTCGTCAATGACCGTGCGTTTCGGCGAAAATTCACAGGCTGTAAAGGCGATTACGACATTTCCAAGTGTCGCAGAATCGTACATCCGAAAGGGACATTATACGTGCCCATCTCGGATGACGAGGGTCATTTCATGGCGTACGAGTTTATAGGGTCGGACGTCATGCGCGTTTTCGATCCGGCGCACCCGAAAAGCCAGTACGGTGGTCACGTCGACCGTGCCCATATTTCAAAATTATCCGGACGCCGAGTCGTGGTGTGCAAGGACCACCCTCAATGGCACGAAGAGGATACGTTCTGTGCAACGTGGACACTGGCGTGGCTTCGGCCCGACATGCGTCACCTCACGGAACGGCGTGGGTCTTAGAGATGAGTGCTGCATTAAATGATAATGGAACAAACGGGCCCACCTTGTAAAAACTATTGGTTATGTAATTCTGATTATGATGATCATCCCGGTGGCACACGCGCCGGGGTGAAAAAACTTTGTTATGGATGTGATGTTGTATTTGGAAAAGAGCTTACACTCGTTTCCTCCGTGGAATGCCCCGTGTGTTTAGACACCAAGACGGGTGTTATTCAGCCTAAATGTAATCACGTAACTTGCATCGAATGTTTCAAAAGAATGCGGCATGGTGATGAAGATTTGGATAATGAACCAAAATTTCCTTATTCTTCTGAAATTGAAGAAGAGTACGACAACCGGGACGATGATGATGACCCAAGATGGGAACTCGACCCTAACATTATAAGGTGGCGAGATGAATGGAACGCGTGGGATGATGCGCGACAGCCAGCGGGTAATTTACTGATTTGCCCCATATGCAGGTCTTAGAGACGTCCCACACTTGAACACTATATGGAAAAGATTTTCATAAAATACTGCATAGGCGCATATACTTATGGAACGATGAGAACCATCGCCTACGCACCCCCTCTTAAAAAGGACCAGTACCTGACCGAACGTGTTGGGTGCATATTGGTTCATGCACTTTCATCACCATTTATGGCTCCAGGGTATCTTTTCAAGGATCTCAGGAACCTCGAACACCGCGTGCGCAAGATGCCCGGACCCATCGACCGGAGTCCGTGGTCTTAGAGAAGAGGACCGCTTGAAACACTAAATGAGCATGTCGGCCCTCTGCAAGGTTTGCCTGTACTACAACTCAGCTGAGAAGACGTGTGTGCGCTCGATCGTGGCCGTCAGTCAGGGCAAGATTCATCACAATTACGCCAAGTTTGTGCGTCTCGACAAGAACCAGTGCGGCCCACAGGGCAAGTGGTACATGGAGGTTATGGGGTCGGATGGCCTCTCGAAGAAGTCGCCAATCGAGGAGCTCTTTGAGTCTTTTGATATTTAGTAGTATGGACAGAATTCATTTTCCCTTCACGGGCAAGATCCCGCACGGCGATTACGAAACCTTCATAAGGAGGGGGTGGCCTCCACGGATCGCGCGTTTATACACTGGGACTTAAAACCACCCAGTGCTTGAAATTTAAGATGGATCCCGAGATCTGGGGGACCTTGCCCCCGGACCTCATTGAACGCATCGCACATTTCGCGGACATTGATTCGAGACGTGCGTTGGGTTTTGGGCCACGCAAGTTGCCCCCGTCGGATTTGAAAATATGGTTTCCGAACATTGGTAAATATTGGAACCAGGTAGGAGATATGCAATGGTTTCAAATTATGGGACCAAGAAAGATACTTCACACTGGAAAGGCTATATGCAACAATGGTGAAGTATATTACTGGCACAACTATGAACTTCTAAAAGAGAAAGAAGTCCGTGGTCTTAAAAGGTCGAGACCTCTTTAAAATTAAATGATATTCACCTGGCTAAACGACGATGAACTTCGCGAAATTGGCTGGTCCGAGGATCACATACGCACGGGCCTCGTGGCTCAGGTCGCGGCTTTCTTTTTCGTGAAGGACGAGGGTGACGTGTACAATGTCCGGCGGCACTTTATGCGAGGAACCTACGACTGTGAAGAGAACGTCACGTTCCGTGGCGAGGAATGGGCGGCTCTCATCACGACCTGGATTTAAAGCAGTACGGCCTTGTAAACATAAGATGAACCTCATCGAACGCGTGGCCCATTGGGCCGATATAGACACGCGCCGAGCACTCGGCATCCCTCCAGGGAAGCTTCCCAAGTCCAATTTCACCCACCGGCCCATCGCCCCCACGACCTTCAGATACTTTGCGGCTCTCAAAAAGCTTCTGTACCTCAACTTTGACGAGTCGTACGACGTGTTCATGTGGGAGGTTTATGAGGACATCGAGCCGGTGGCGGGTGGCGAAGCGTGGTTCCATGGGCCGAACGGGTCGCACAGGGGCGTTTGGCGCGGTCTCGATAGATTCATGGAATTTGACAAGAACGGGGGTCACTTCCCGTTCCACTTTGCGGGCGAACCGGAAATCATTTGAAAATACTATTATGTAAGGCGTCGCGGTACGCGATGACCAACTCGTCGTGCTCTCCGTTCATACCCTTGAACCGAAAGCTTGAATCTAAATTCTCTAGGATCGCACGATCCTGCTCGACGATCGCCTTGCCCATGAGCACAAAGAGTGCTGAAGGGACTCCAAAGTTCTGGCTGAACCCCACAAACATCTTCGTCGTGAACTCGTCGAGAGGGCACAGAGTCACGTACGTCATGAGCACCTTATCACCATGGACGACCACGTCACTCCACGTCGTGTACGGGAGTGCGAACGTGTGGAAATTGTGCGTCGTGCTCAGCCCAAACAGTTTGGTCGAGAGGGCTTCGCGATTAGGGACGTAGTCAAACTCAATCGTGTTGCCCCTGTGAATGACGTTCGTCGGGTTCTCACCGGCCGTCCCAAAACCAAGGGGATTCGCGTGGACCCACGACGCGTGGCATGGGTCGATTCCGTTCTCGATGATCATCTGGGCAGACTGCTTGATGGTCGTCTCGAACCACACGGTACTGAACCCGGGCTCGGTGACGTGCGGTACCTCGGGTGGGTCCGGCCCGTCCAGCCCTTTCGGACGGACCCATAAAAGCCCATTCTTATCTTTCTTATCAAAATCAATCTGAAGGAGCTCGGCGCAATCATTTCCCCAAGGCTTGCACAGTTTCTTCTCGGTGTATTTCCATCCATGGTACGGACACTCGACCGAGCCGTCAACGAGTACTTTCCCCCCAGAAAGCGACGCACCCCTGTGCCGACACGCGTCCGACGTGATCTGTACCTCATGATTGCCACCGCGCCACACGACGTAATTACGACCAGAGAGGGTCACCTTGCGTGGCTGGCGACCGAGCGTCGCGGTGCGCGTCAGTGCGATCCAGCCCTCCATCTTACTTTAAAAATGTTTGCTATTTTTAAATGGACTATTACACTCTGCTCTTCTGGATCGGATTTCTGACCCTGCTCATCATTCACGCCCAGATGTACAAGGTGAACATGCGTCACTCGGTCGTCGCAATCACCGGCGCCTTGGCGATGTTCGTTGGATCCAAGATCGGCCGCGAATTTCTAGGTATCAATTAATGAAGAGCTGTCAGAGGGCCGGGCCTAAAAACAAAAAATGTGTCAGGACCTCTAACAAAAAGGTTTTCAGCCTCCCGCGAAAGTTCTCCAAGCTCGCGTGTCTCCGGAGCTTTATAAAAGGGTTTACGATGCGCGCGAGTTGTGCACCGTGGAAGAAGTGAAAAGTGGATATTTTTATATAACGATAATTTATGGACCAGTTGAGCAACCTGGTAAACCGGTACAAGGCGGCCAACGCCGCCAACAGACCCGCTATATTTACACAGATACAGGCCCTGCTACGCCGAATAAAGAACCAGAATGGTGAGCAGGCCATGCAGGAGTTGCAGCTCGCCATGCGTCGCAAGCTCAGACCAGAGGGCTCACCCGGCCGCGAGCAGCCCCCGGGTCGTGATGGCTGTTGGTTCCTTTCCATACTTAATGGGTTCCTACTCGGGTACAGAGCCAAACAACTTTTGAAGCAGCGACTCGCTCAGTACAAGTCGACACACTTGGCCCAGTTTCAGAGAAACATAGGGGCCGTGGGTCCCGTGTGCCCCATGCCCGGAAAGTTGAACTCGGGCCTCTTTTGGTCTTATCTGAATACGCGGCTTCAGACTGGTTCACGTGCGGTAAATAGAGCAGTCAACCAGGACAGGCTCATTTCTAACCTAAGTTTGAGAGGACCGGGAAACAACTTCGGAGGCGGTACCACATCAGATCTCAAAAAATTCATAAAAGATTTGTGGCCAGAATTTGAGACTTCCGCCTCGCCCATCATAGTGATGCGCTATCGCCCCCAGTGGGGAGAGGGCGTGCCGGCCATGATCAGGCAAGAGTCGGGGCTTTACCGAGTAAGTCATGCGTTTATACATATTAGTAGAATGGGTGGTAACCACGTCATCACGGGATACGTAAAACAGGACGGAACCCAGATGGTGTATGATTCAAACGATATCAACGGCTTCCGGTGCGAGTGGAGGACGAACTGGAAATGCATAGCCGAATATCTCGCTTCTAAATATAAGGGAGCTCACAAGAGTACTGTCCGAATTTACTATGATGTCGTCTACGTAAGGTCCGACGCGATGAATTCGGGCGCGCCCGAAAACAACATCCCGTACATGTGGCCCCCATTGAGCCACCTGCCCATAGAAGGGGGGCACCGACAAACGTACAATAAATTCAGGGCCCTCGAGCCTAACAGGTTCGGACCCCGCGTGTCACCTAATAGAGGTGGGCCAAAACGCAAACAGAATTCAACTGGCACTGCGCGGACGAGGGCCCGTGTCTAAAAACGTGTCATGTGTACACGAGGGTTCAGGACGCGACGGCCCTTTCACATAAACACATGGCGGCCACATTCTCATCCGTCCCTATCAAGTACGCGCCTAAGCGCAAGTTCCTTGAATTCGCCAAGCCCACATGGCACAACAAGCTTGGCGAATTCAGTGATCCGGATGTCCTGAGCTGGATCAACCGTCTTTATCAGGACAAGGCCTTCCCTACCCGGGCCGACTTTAACAAGGCTTACGACGCCGCCCTAGACATGGGCGTGATGCCGAGCCAAATGGTCTCGTGGCGCAACAAGACCATGGTCCTGAACAAAGAGGACGTGGCTAATTTTGTGGAGGAGTTTGGCGGCGGGGCGTTCTGCGGTTCGGAGACGGCCGCGGGGAAGCTCGTGGCGAAGATGCAGGCCGCTTTGGAGACGGGCGAGAAGGTGATCTTTGTATGTTGAACCGCACGTCCGACCCTATCCCTATGGGTCTGAACCCCATTTTGTTATAAAATGCACGGGCCTCGGGCACCGACTCGAGAGTCACGGTCTTTAGTCCCCGTTGGCGTGCATTGTTGATTATACGCTCCATGAGTACCCGGCCTATTCCCCTTCCCTTGTTCGTGCCTATGAGGCGGATGCGGACGTCACCTTTTAGGTTTCTGTGATTCTTGTTTATCAGAGCAAAGCCCACCAACTGACCACTCGTGTTCGTCACGGTGTAATGTCTGTTGCTGAATTTGTACGCCTCCCTGAACCAGTTCCTATTGATGGTTTCACGCACGAGACTACGGGCGTTCTTCCGTAGGCTCTTGTTTAGGAGTTTGTTGGGACCCAACACGGCCAAGTTGTTCATTTCCCTACATTTAGCCGAGAAAGTTTTCGAAGTATATTAACGGCTTGATTTTCAGGAAGGGTCAGAATGGCGTTCCTCTGTGCATTGGTGAGTTTCAAATTCAGGTTGGCCAGTGTTTTATGGATGCTTATGCGCCCGCTTGGTGTCCGGCTCCACGTGATTCGTGAATTATTCGGAGAAGCGGTCGAGTGTTTGAATCCTCCCATGATTCCAAGGGCGGCCTCGCGCGCAAGCGTCGCAGGGGACCGCAGTTGGGCCGTCTTCTGGGGGCTCGTTTTGGGCGGGCTTTTTCTACGCGGTGGGGAGGTTGGGCCACCCCTCGGATCCAACTGAAACTGCGCGAAATTCGCAAGGGCGCGAGCCTTTTCCTTTTCCAGACCCTTTTCACGGAACGCACGGAGAAGAGGGCTCGCCCGGCGGCGGAATTGTGAACGCAGCTGTCGGGCCGCGAGTTCTTCACGGATGGCCTGTTTGTACGTCCCACCACGCCTCTGTGAAGCGCCCCATATCTCGGCGTTTATCACGCGAAAACGGTTAGCCAATTCGTTGCGGCGGGGGTCGTTGTTGGCAAGGGCTCTCCACCGCTGAGCTATATTTTTCTGATTCTTTTCGAGCTTTTCTATTTTGTGAAGGGTACTGATGATGTTTCTCCGGCGCGTAGGACTCATCGGGGGCTGAGCCCGGCCCGTTCCAAAGTTCAAACGACGCACGGCACTCATGAGTTGGTACTATCTAGGTGGAATTTCTTTTCGAGGTTGAGCATCCGGGTCACACGCGCCTTGGCCCGACGCAAGCGGTCGCACTCCTCGGCCGCCTCCTCCATCTCGAGCTCGATGCGCAGAGGCGCGATGAGCTGGCGGAGCTCGTCGGCACGGGTCTTGGCGGCCCGGACCTTGGGTGGGTTCTTCTTGTAGTCGGTCCAGGCCTTCTTGCACTCCCTGTGCTGCTCGAGGTAACACTCCATCTCACCCTTGTTGAGCTCGAGGTCGCACTCGAATTCAGCCATGGACGCCTCGTGTGCCGTGAGCTTCTCCGCGTCACTCAGCCGGCCGTACCGACGAAGCGCCGCGGGCATGTAATCATCGCACGCCACGTGGAGACCCGCCGCCGTCCCGGGAAACTCATCACGGACCATGTCGAGCTCGCGGTGCGCCTCACCCTCAAAGTAGTCGAGGACCGACTGACGCGCCGAGGGCCACGGTGGGTAGTCCTCATAGTCGTCCTTGCGAGCGCGCCACTTGCACCCGTCTGCGCAGTACACGTAGCCGTTGGCGTCGAGAGCGAAGCACACGCCCCAGCCCATTGAGTAGATATCGTCGCGTCTCTTTAGCTTAGACATTAACCTCCTGGTAAATCATATGTACGAGATCCTCCCCGGTCTGTACTTGGCGTCCTTCAACGACGTCAGACAGAGGGGGGCGGAAGCCCAAGAGTACTTTATCATCAACTGTTCACGGGACTTGCCGATGCTCAGCCCCACCGGAGTCCGTCTGGCAATCGACGACGCGCCCCAAGAGAATGAGCGGATGCTCGGCTTTTTCCCACGTGCGACTCAGCTCATCCGCCGCAAGCTCCGCGAGGGAGACGAGGTCATCGTCCACTGTTGGGCCGGGCAGCAGCGCAGTGCGGCCGTCATGGCCGCGTACCTCATGAAGTACGCTCACATGTCAAAGGATCACGCCATGAGATTCATACGACGCCAGAAGCCGGACGCGTTCTCATGGGGCGCGACGTTCGACCCGGCCCTCGAGGACTGGGAGAATAATATGGTCTAAAATTAATGACCAAGTGGCCCACCCGATACTTTGCGGGGCTGAGCCCGGTCATGAAGCGTCAGCGCGAGAAGGAGCTCTTGAAGCGCAGACGCACGGGCTCTTTCAAGTTGGGCCCGAGTAACGCGGCCGCCAAGCCCCGTAGGTCCCGGTGGACCGGCCTCTTTCACAAGGTTTACCCGGGTCTCAAGTTTAATAAAAATTTAATTTCAAAAAAAACTAAAATTCCTAAAAAGAACTTGAACACCGTCTATGACCGGGGGCGGCGCGCGTGGCAGACGGGCGGGTCCCGTCCGGGTATGACGGCCGACCAATGGGGTGTTGCGCGCGTATACAAATTTGTGATGGTTTCCAAGGGAAAGGCTCCCAAGGCCTGGTACGCCAAGCGGCCAGACCCTGACGCAAACTTGCGGAAGCGAGGGTCTTCTTGATCAAGAAGTTTTGCGAGACCCATTATTGTTTCTATATGTGACCCGAATGTGCCCTTTGTTCGTGTACCCGTTCATGGTGTACACACCAGGAGCCAAAGTAACCTCGCTCTCATATGTGGAGCCTGTAAAACGCTCCCTGTTTATGGCTGGGTACTTTCCAGGTGGAAGTACGATTAACTTTCCGTTATATGATGCAAAGTTCCGTGCAACATTCCTATTTTTCGAGAATGATGAAAACGATGTGTTTATGAGTTGACCATTATTCAATAGTTTTT